TGTTGATATTAACTGAGGCAGCTCCACGACGGACACTCCCTTGATTAGTTGCAAGAATTGTTGAGTCATATATCTTGCAGAAAGGTACGACTCCGTCTGATGTTCCATTACCTGTTATTCTAGCGCCGGCGGGTCTTATTTGATTTATACCGATACCAACTCCACCGCCATGCTTAGCGAGTAGCATCATCTCTAGATTTTTCTGTCCTATGTCTTGTATAGAGTCAGCAACGTCGATACCAAAGCAACTAATAGGAAGACCGCGATCTGTACCAGTGTTGGAAAGGACAGGAGAAGCAAGACAAAGCCAACCATTCCAAATATAATCAAAAAAGGTTTCAGCCATCTCTGGTTTATATAACCTACGAGCAACTGTTTTAGCGACTCTTTGGTATGCCTCTCTAGGCGTTTCTCCGTCAAGTAAATATCCCCCGGATATTGTCTTCTTGTATACGTCCGTATTACCCCACGCAGGGTAATCTTCTCCTTTTTTCCATTCATTGTTCCACATTATGTAATTAAGTGTATTAACCAGGCTATTAACCCATTTATATTTAAAGCCACTAAGTTCCATTGTTTCCTAGAGCTTGTTTGTATTATTACTAGTATAAATCCTACCATGTAAAGTTTTGGATCTATAGTCCATTGAGCAGCGATTAAAAAACCACTGCCCATATATCCTGCCCTAGTCGCTAATCTCTTCCAAGGAGTTAACCGCTTTTGCCTCACTAGCTTGTTTAGCAGCCTGTTCCTTAACTCTTTCGATCGCTTTATCATAATCTGGCATTTGTTTAATTGTTTCTAATACACCTATAGCTATTGTAGCTGTCTGGTTTAATTCACTTATTAGTTTTTGATTGATCAAGCCTAAGGTCTCAATCTTATTCTTCATCTCAATCAGCGTCTGTTCTTTCATATAATTGTTTTATAATTTCATTTTTATTTAATTCTATTTTACCAAATGTCTTCGTAGTCTTCATCTTCTCCAGCTTTTGAATAATCAGTCGGCCTAATAGCGAAAAAATCAGTATGAGTGACGCCCCCGGTAAGATGGTAAAACCAATCAAGATTAGCTGCTGCCTTCTCGTCATATGCGAAGTAGTTACCCAGGTCGACATAACCAAGTTCCACAAGTTTTTCATTTGTTCTCTTTTTTATAAAATGCTTTAGATCATTAGCTGATATACCTTCTATATCACCCATTTCAAACATCTTCTCAATATATTTAATCTCTAAGTCAACCATTGTCTCTGCTGCCTTTACAACATCCTCTCTACACAAGTTAAGTAACTGATTGTCTTCCTGACACATATGCCTAAATAATTGACAACCCATTTTGCTATGCAATGATTCGTCTCTTACAGACCATTTCATTTGCTGCCCAATTCCTTTAAGTAGATTACGTAACTGAAAAGAATACAACACTGCAAAGGCAGAATAAAGACTAACACCTTCAGCGAAGGCTGAGAATATAGCAAGAGATTTAGCAATACCAGTTGTATTGTTGCCATCGTAAGAAACGAGGTTATCAAAACGATCTGCCGTAGCAGGTTCGTGTAAAAATGCTTCATAATCTTCTAATTTTAAAGTTTCGTTTAAATAACTATAAGCAACGGCATGTACAGTCTCTTGCGAGCCAAACATCATTGCCATTTGCTGGATCTCGTGTTTCGGAAACCATCCAACAACTTTCTGAGTCCAATAGTCGGACACTGCGCATTCTGTCTGAGCAAACCCAAGTAAAATGTTTCCGACGAGATGTTTTTCTTTTTCGTTAAGTTTTTCATTCCAATCTTTTATATCGCTTTGCATTGAGATCTCAGTATGTAACCAAAATGCTTGTGCTTGTTTTAACCAACCCTCGGTGTAATACTCAGGGTATTCAAATGGCTTGTATGCTATTCTTTCATCAAATAATCCCATTATGTTTTTGTAAATTGTTTTATTGTTTCTAATTCATTTTTCCAAGCATCTATATGAGCCAATATAACAGGCTTAGTAGTAGACTTAGATACTTTCTTCATATCGTAAAGCACGTTGTCTATAAATAACCTTACGCTTTCTATTACTAAGTCCTTGTCCATTATTTAAATACCTTTAGTGATATATCAAAAAATGGCATATATAATACGTGTATTGAAAATTCTTGTTCCACGTAAGATCTAAATCCAAGCAGTATACCTGGGTAAAAACCTACTTCTATTATCCAAGCTGTTTCTTCTTCGTTTTCTTTCATGTGCATATAATATTATATCTTTTATGTAATTGTTCTATATCTCTTGATCTTACTTTGCCTTTTACTTCCCAGCTCCATTTAACCCATTTGTCAATCTTTCTCTCTGCATACCTTTGTCTAGCTATTATTTTCTTTTGGAAAGGATTAGCTCTATCGTTCTGTCGCATTCTTTTTGATTTTGTGGTTTATATAATGTAACTGTTGGAAACTGGTTCATAACTAATCTTTTGAATAACTTCCATCTCATTGGAAAAGACTCGTTAGCTCTACCTTTTGTTTCTATTATAAAATCATCTCCTATGAAATCAGGCGTGTACTTAATAGGTAAGATACGTTTGCATCCTCTATTTTTATATTCACCCTTTCCATTTGATTGTCTTTCATATACTTCATTTTCAAAATGAAAGCCACTTAGTAATACAAATGTTTCTCCTTCGTACTTGGCTTTTATCTTAGCTTTTTTCAACGCCATATACATATAACGTTCTAAACCTGAAGCAAATTTGATCCCGTCATAAGTAACTTTCTTACTTACAACAGGACCTCTTTTCTTTTTAAAAGGTCTCTTACCTCTTATCATGATAACCGATTACTTCATAGTTAACATCTAAGTCTCCTAAGTTGTCGTAATGTAAACCACTGTTACCATTTTGCGTTATAACCTTCATCCTTTCATCTTCATAAGCATGATGTTTCATCATCAACTCTTCAACCTCGTCTGACAAACAACGCTTAGCAGCTTCAATATATAATAATGCATCCATCAACTCTTCTTGAACATCAACTAAAAACCTATTAAGATCTTTCTCTTGGCCCTCTATCTCTTGCATCATTGTAGCTCCGTACTTTTTTTGACCTACTAAGCTACGTTCATCCATTTTTCTAAGTACTTTTCGTACTATTTCATCCTTTGTTTTTATCTTCATAATTATAAGCTCTCTTGTTTAACAAACGTTCCATTAATCATTTTACCTTGTCTAGACTTTATAACGTCGTATGCACTGTCTATACACTTTTCTATGCTATAGCCTCTAAGCTCTGCTAAGTTAGTTAATACAACAACCATATCGCCAATAGCATCTATTACTTCAGGTTCATCATTCTTTAATATAGCTTGAGCAAGCTCACCGGCCTCTTCCATAAGTTTTACAAACTGAGTTCTTGCGTCACCTGATTTATATATACCTTTATCTTTAGCCCATTGACGTATATCGTCAAACCTGTTTGATTCTGTATCTTGCTCTATAAACTTATTAGCATATGCCTTGTTGTATATATAACATCTGTTTACATTAAACATAGATGTTCTAGCATTTTTAACTATCCAGTCAATAGTTTGATTATCTAAGCTAAATACTCCATTGTCAGTGGACCATTTTAAACCTATATTATCCATAAGTTGGCCTTTAAGCTTGTTTAAAGGTACTGGAAACGTTGATGTTTGTTCTGTTGCGTTTATATTCATTTGATTAAATAGTTTTTTGTATGGTTTTATATCTACTTTGTAGCCATAAGACTTTTGAAGTTCTATTTCCTTGTCAGATATATAATCTATATCTTTACTAGTAAGTAGAACTTCGTATTCGTCTGGTTTGTAACCCTGTTGAAGAGTTACCCGACTATTAAGATCACGTGTAACACCGATCTTTTTACCTGGTATATGGTATAAATAATACATAATTTTATAGTTTATTGTTATATAGGTGCATGTTGTGAGCGTGGTGATAATACCAGCCCGTTTCAATAGACAACATATCTGCAACCATCTCCTGCAATGATGCAAATTGATACTGATCATTACAGAAACCGTACCAGATGTCATTAGAACGCATATAGACAGACATACAAAGCTTTTCGTCTATAATAGAAAACTGTATAGCATAAGTACAAGGCGTATCGTACGTAAACCTGTTATGCTCTTTAGCATCATATATACTTATAGCTGCTTGCCTCGTGTCTGTGTCTTCTCTTAGTTTATCAACTACATAACCTAGTTGGTTATTTCTTTGCCATTGATAACCGTAGTTAGAATTAACTAAACCGTACTTGTCGGCCATACGTTCCCATATAGGTGGTATACTACCGTATAGTTCTCCTAATTTGTTAATACTAGGATCGCCAGATAAATACCAAGCCCATTCAGCTGCAGCGTATTTTTTATTCCACTTACGCTCAACGTTTGTTATAACCTTGTCTGAAGGATTATCTATATAAAAACCACAATTGAATATAGCCTTTGTATCACCAAAGTCAATACCTTTTTGTAGTATTTCATCTATAACACCTTCATATGCTTCATTAGCATTATTGAATCTTGTTTTCATACTTGTTGTAATAATATTTATAGTAGCTGTACATCTTAATCCATATATCCAACTTCCTATAGTTGTTTGGATCTGTACTAGTCTTACCGTTATTTAGTATCTCTATAGTCCATCTAGACTCTCTTATGGCTACTGGCGATATGTATATTTGATTTCTTACACACCATCTCATAGCTTCAGCCTCTTCGTTTGTCGGAGTATAATCACCCATATCCCATGGTGACTTTTTCTTACCCATTTATTCCCAAGGCATTTTATCAGCTGATACATCTAAAGGTTCATGAGGAAGAAAACAACCTGATCTTGGTTCCCATTTAAAATGTGCTTCAGCTCCGTTTTCACCGAGGTTTTGAAACTTTATTTTAAGTACTTTAGCTTTAACTGTTTTGTTCTCATAATCTCTATGTACTAATAAACCGTGATAAGAAGCATCGTACCATTCACCACCACCTTTAATGTTATACATTGTAGGTTCTTCAATTTTACCATCTTTGTCTTTATACATTTTAGTTGGGTGAGCTACAATAAATACAAGTACATCAAACTTCTTAGCAAATGTTTCTATCTTAGTAAGATACTCCATTGTGTAACGGTTAACATCTTCTGTCTTACAGTCTACGTCTCTAACTTTATTAAATGGATCTATAACTAGGCATTTAATACCTTTACGTTTAACTAGCTCAGCGGCTTTTTTAAGCACTGACTCTAAAGTATAACGTTCCATATCAATGTGAAAGTAATTACTATTACAATGATCTGCTATTTGATTCCATTTATCTCCACCGATATCTTCTTTAGTTGGCATACCTTGCCAAGTCTTACGCATTAATTTATGAGCGTGTAGATATGTCGGTACATTCTCTGGAGATGCGAAAGCTGTTTTCCAACCGTAGTTCGCGTTATAGCCAACAACCATTTGATCCACGAAATCCGACTTCCCTGAAGAAGGTATTCCAGTGACAGTAATAAATTGACCAGTATACGTAGAAAATATATCGTCAAAGTTCTGTAAACCAATTTGGAAGCCAGGCTTAAAACCATTACGAACAAAGTCAGTGACTTCATCCTCGATATCTCTGAACGTAGTAACGTTTTCAAGAGGTACGGGCCTCGCGCCAGTGATTCTTTCTGTAAGTTTATCTTTACCATATTTTTGTAAGTATTCATTTGCGTCTTTACAGTCTTCAAATGTTGATAGAAAACAAACCTCAGATCCTAGCCTTCTAATTAACTCTGTCTGCAATGCTTGTCCAGCTTCGTCAGAGTCTACAGCTAATATAATCTTTTCTTTGTCTTCAAAGTAATCAATACAACTATCTAAGTAGTCTAAGTTGTTAGAGTTAAGTGTAGCACCATTTGGAACTGATATAGCGTTTGTAATACCTGCTTCATGCAGCGCTAACACATCCATCTCGCCCTCTACTATAACACAATATTCATAGCCTACAATACTATCTATATTATAAAAGACTTTCTCAGCCCCTTTATATAATTTAAAGTTCTTTCTTCCATCTCGGTATTTAACGTTTGTTAACTCACCGCCCATAAAATAATTGAACTTTATAACATTCTCGGTTTTACCGGTCTGTGGCATCCACTCAGGACCCTCACTGATTTGTAAATCAATAAGAGTCTGAGCTGATATACCTCTTGTTCCAAACCATTCGATAACCTTATCACTTACAAACTCAGGTTTTTCTGGATTTGTTTTGACTTCAGGTTTTATATATACTTTCTCAGCTTTACCTTTACGCTGATAGGTGTGTAATTGAAATGATTTGTTACAGTTGTGACAAGTACCGAGACCCCGTTCCCAATCATAAGAAGCACATTTTGCTTTTTGATTCTTGGGTTTCCTATTATGAGAGCACAAAGGGCATACACCCTGTTTTTTACCCTCTTCTAGGCCATGCTGATTGAACGCGTCAATCGCAAATCCATTGATCTCTGTTGTCTGCATTTAATTTAATTTAATTGTTAATCTCCATCTCTACAATGAGGACATATGTCACAGAATTCAAATTCTTCTATGTCCATTCCAGCATGACAAATCTGACACGCTGTCTCTCCGTTATTCCTATACATTAGAACGGTAGATCATCTTCTTGAGCAGTTAACTGTGGAGCCGCTTGTTGCGGTTGACCATCTCTAGGTGCTGCAGCAACATTGTCACCATTAGTCCATACAACCTTTACATTACCTAAATAAACTTTAGGCGCTTTAGCCTCACGTTCTTCCTTAGACTGTTCTACTACTACAGGCCCTTGGTTACCATAGTTATCAACTTCATCGTTGATTGTTATTGTAATTGGTAAATAGTTACCTTTCTTACCCTTGTAGATCTTGTCTTTAGGTATTTCATTTAAGTTGATGTTTGCTTTAATAATACTTGCCATAATTTCCTTTTGTTATAAAGTCTTGTTAATAAAAAATTGTTGTGGATCGAAATCCGGTGTTTCGTAAAACAGTTTATACTGCTCTACAGCTCTTTGTACTTTATCTAAACCGCTTTCATAGAAAGCATCTGAACAGTCGAATATTCCTATTTGATGTGTGTTCTTATCTATAGCTATAAACACTAAGTCATAGCCGAACAGTCTTCGATAGATGTACGCTTGACTGTCGTAGTTATAGCGAAAAGCTGAGCTTCTAAATTTTGATATATCACCTGTTGTTTTAAGATCAATAACTAATTTCTCATCGTGATTAACGATATCTGCTTTACCTTTCCACCATAACCCTTCAATCTGTTTAACTCCAGGTTGTTCATACTCGACATTAATACCATTGATTAGATCCATACAAACTTTGTTCTGTTTCATTGTATCAATTAGTAGTTCTGTCTTGTCTACTTCGTGTTGTAGTAGACACATTTCACCGCCTGAAATCTCCTTATAAGCCTTTGTATTTCTTGTCGTAGATTCTACTATTTTAAAATTCTTTAGTTTATCTGGCTCTAATATAGCTGTGTGGAAATAACCACCAACTAAAAAATTAATATTAGTGCCTTGACGTTGGTTAAGGGCTAAAGGGTTTTTTAACAATGTAGATATATCAGAATTACTTCTAAACTGTTGACCAAACTCTCCATAGTAATGCTCATCTATCTTAAGCTTTTCTAATATATCTTTTCTTGTTAAATCATCCATATTATAAAGTTGTTAATTTAGTTTCTATCTCTTTAGAGATATTGTATTTAGCTTTTATAGCTGATAACTTACCTCCTTTTTTAATAAACTCCACTGCTTTTGGATAAGCTGGATCTTTTTCCGAGGTTAACGTGTTTTTAGCTTTCGGTGCTTTACCGTGAGTATTCGTTGCATCGCTGTCGGCGGTGTCGTCAATCAAAAATAGATTACCTAACGCATATTTTTTTGCGTACGAAGATGCACTACCAAATTGCTGAGGTACATTCATACCTTTTTGATTTAAATCCACGCCAACTATAGCTGTAGCGTGTATAGCATTGTCACCGTCACTAATTGTAGCGGTTGACTGCATCATTGGTAATGGATCAACACTAATAATTTCTTCATTGATTCTTACACTAACTCCTAACTCTAACAGAAAGGGTTTTATTGCTTCTAGGATGTCTTCGGCAGATCTGAAGTTGTACTTGCCGAATGAATTAAATCTACTTTTTTTCGATTTAAATCTTGTCTGGACAGACGCCAGTTTGTCATTTAAGGTATTTAATTTCATATTAGTCTATACATATATAATTACATATTAATTTTAAGTTTTACATAAATTTTTTCACTTAACTTACAGAAAGTCAATCACTTGCGAGCTATCTACGTTAGCTATTAATTTGTCTATTGCAGCCTTTTTTATCTCAGATATTCGCACATAATTACTAACTCCAGTTATATTTAACTCAACAGCTATTTCTCTAGCTGAGTGCTTGTCACAGTCCATACCGTAACTTAGTCTTACTACTTCATACTCGGCATTGCTTAAGTACTGTTTCATTATACCCATGAGATATGCATTCATCAAGTCTATATTATAAGATTCAGATTCATCTGCAACGTCGTAACTCATTTCAACATCGTCATTCTTGTAAGTATTACTTTTACTTGTATGCTTGTTATCTAACGAAGCAAACATGCTAGTTATAAATATTTTACTTAAATCTTCGTTGTCAGGATTTTTACGTATCTCGTTAAGTTTATGCTCTGGTATTCTCATACTACCCTTGTTTATATCTATTCTTCTACGTATTGCACCTTTAATTCTTTTACTTAAAAATGATTTTAAAGTTTTTTCAACATCAGGTGATTCATCTATAACTAACCAGTCTATTTTATTTACAGCCTTTATTAATGCTTCATTACCTATTTGTATTAAGTCATTAATACTTAGTATTCCAGAGGCTTGATCACTAGTTGAAAACTTTCTAGCCAAATTCTCTACTAAAGGCATAAATTTTATTATAAGTTCGTCTTTAGTGTATTCATCGTAAAATTTACCTTCAAGGTTGGCTATAGATGTTTTAACATCTGTTTTATATCTTATATAATTCTGTACATTATATTTCTTCATATTGATCTATTTTTTCAAAAGCTTTAGCCATTAAATTATCGTTAGCGTAATGTATATTACCTATCTTAGCCATCCACTCGTTAAAGTCTTGTCTCATAATTGTTGGTTTAATAATTCTTTTTCTTTTTTCAATGTGTTGTTCATGTTTCTGTATATAGTTCTAGTTGAACAATCAAGCAAACCAGCTAGACCGCTTATAGTTATTTTATTACCAAACTCGTTAATATCTAGCATACATTGGTAAATTGCTTCACTGTCTACGTTGCTAGTTTTACCTATTAACTTACCGACTATACTTAGTTTTTCACTGACAGTCAGCATGTTATGGTCTTTAAATATTACTTTACGCAGTTTATTTCTAGGTGGTTCGTCAAGATCACTCATTAATACATCGTATACTATTTTTTCATAATGCCAAGAGCTAATATCAAAGGTAACAAATCCATTTTTTTTATCACATATAACTTTAGCCATGTTATCAAACTGATCTTGATTCATAGTGGTATTTAGATACCATAAAACATACAAATGCCATTTAAGACTTTTGTAAGAGGTTATCTTAGCATTAGTGTTAAACAATGTATAGCATTCGTATGTACCATTTTCAAAGAACATATACTTCTCAGTTTCTGTAGTAGGTACATCGCTTATAGGATCTTGCCTATATACGATGCCTCTACTTACTAAATACTTTATGTTTCTTTTATATGACATTAGCCTCTTACTATATAACCTTATGGGCTGTTGTCACAGTCCCTTTTTTCTTAGTTTTATTTTTTTTAAGATTTTCAATCTTATTTTTTATACCTCTAAAATTGGTTGTCAAGTTGTGTACGTATAATTTTCTGCTCATCTTTATTCTTTATTTTATGTTTTTCATTTTCGTAATAATTCCAGTATGCGGATACGCTATCGTCTTGTACTTTGTATTCGTCTGGCATACATTGAGGAGGTTCTGTAAAAGTACCCACCGGCATGCCCAGAGGTAAATGTTTTAAAACTTCTTTGCATTTCTTAATTGTTAAATGTGTTTTGTTATATCTTTTAGTATATTCTTCTCCTAGTGCTAGCATGTGCTTATACAACCACATATACTGCTTAGTATTCTGTCTACACCATATAGTTGATGGATGATTATAATGCGCTTTCTTATACGGAACGTCTACCATAGGGTAATTTAGTTCCGCATAATGATGATGCGCAGTACAAAGCATCTGAGCTGATTCTAAGATCATCTTAACTACATGCTTATTGTATTGTATTCTAGCAGCTTTAACTGGATCTCTGTGTAAATAAAATATATTCATAATTACTCGTAATGTTTATCTAATAAAATCATAGCTACTTCCTTACTTATCATGTTTTCGTTATATAATTTCCATATTAACTTACTCATAATTTCTAATTGTTTTGAAGAACGGATGCCTGTAGCTATTAGCCTTAGTGCGTTCGAAGTAAGTAAAGGTAGCACGCTGACCTATGTAGTCATTAATGTTAATGAGTATGTTTGCTAAATCCTTGTAGTTGTAGCCTTTGCCTGGTGGACAACCAAACCTTACGCCTTCGTCATCTAGCATTATAAACTTACCAAGCGTGCCTTGTCGCTTACCTTTACCTTCTACGTAGTCTACAATAGTAGCTTCAGTGTCATGAAAGTCTTTGAACTTTTGTAAATTATAAGAACGTTTTTGTTCGTAACTTTTATTTAGTCTAAGTATAGAGCCTTCGTAGCCCTGAGCTAGGTGTACATTATGTAACATCTTAGCTTCATCATAACTACCGACTAATGTATTTTTAATAAGAGTTAATGAAGCAGCTATTGGTAGATTTGTAGTCAGCCAATTAAATCTTTGTTCATACACAGGACCTTCTGCAATAGTATCATAAACATGATACTGTACAAGGTGTTGTGCATTTCTCATATCGTCTTCAGTTGGAGTTTGTTTTCTAACTAAAGATATAATTTTCTCAAAGTCGTTGTTCAACGCATGATTGTAAAGCTCACCGTCTAGTACAGTAAACGGATGTTTAGAGAAGAAGTCTTGTAGATCATAGGTTATATGTCTTACGTTTTTAAACTCCTTACCTGTACGTGAGTAAGCACCGTCTTTGGTAAATATACAACGCACGCCATCTAGCTTAGGTTGTAAGAAAACTTTCTCGGACCAGTCGACAGGCTTCTTGTCTACTTTGTATGCGAGCATAGGTTTTATCATAATTCTTTTATTTTATTTTCTAAATATTTTATTTTTCCATGTATAAGAGCAGCTTTAGCATAATCTTCTTGTTCTTCAGCTCTCTTTAATTCTCCTTTCCAGTGGTATATCTCTTCAAGCACTAGCTCTTTTGTCTCTTGCTCGACACTAACATTAAATTGCTGATCCCATTCGTCTTGCTTCTTCTGTAAAGCAGTTAGAATAATATCAGCAACCTTGTTAGCTAAAGTATCTAACTCTTTGTCTGTCATTTAGTTAGCAGTATTACATTTGTAAACTGGTAAGACATACTTGTTAATGAATTTACCCTTTGACTGTGAAGATCTTAAACCTTCAAAGACATGATTCGGTACGCCTTCGTAATTATAGCGACCGCCATTGTTAAACGTAAGAGTAAGTCTGTAGTTATCATACTTGTAACTCGCTCTGTCAATTGCTGTAGAGTTAACGTCTACAGTCTGCATTGGTAATACTAATCTGTTCATAAGTATTTAATTTAATTGTTAATATTTAGTTTATTATCCATTAGTGAATAAATTTTGTTTGTAAATTAATCAAGTAACGTCATATACGCATTACTGTTATTCTTGCGAAACCAAGATAGTGCTTTATGAAACTCGTTAATTTGTTTTTCAGTAACTGTTTTAGGTGCTACCTCCATTACATATTGACTACCCATTATGAAGTCATACATTGATAGCTCGACAGCACTAAGTTCGTAGCTATCTCCACTGAAAGGGTTTGTTACTAATTCACCTTTGTCGTAAATCATACCTTTAAACCACTTAGGTACTGTTTGTTCTTTAGTTTTCATTTTTTAATTCTTTAAATATTAATTCACCTTTAACAGCTCTTTCGATAGTTAGACCATAATGATTAGCTACAATCTCATACCTTGCCCTGTCTTTAATTATTTGACTAGCATAGTTTAAGTACCTATAGTCTTCATCTACTGTTAGATTTATAGCTCCTGTATACAGTTTAGGTAGGTCTTTGTTAAACTGATCGTCTTGAGAGATCATCTCTATGTATTGCAGTGTATTTATAGGGTCAACTACTTTATGGTTATAACCTTCATCAATCAATTCATCTATAATTTCATCTTCTATTCTACATAATAAATCCTCGTAGTGTCTAGTAATAGCATCTTCAACAAAGTCATAGTTGTCACAGTATATCTGATTGTAGTCAGGTATCGCTTCGTATAACACATCTGTAAGTTCGTTTTCATAGTAGTATACGTCTTCACTAACATTTATACTTTTGTCATCAGCAGTAGCAATCCACACAGAGTAACCATCAGCTGTTGATTCTTCGTATACACTGAAGTCAGGGTTTTGCCATTGATCAGTTATTTCACATTCATAGTGTGCAAGCACTTGGTTTCTAGCATGCTCATCATCGCAGCCTTCAATCCAACCTTTTTCAGCCATTTTTTTAGCTATCAACTTATCTGTTATATACTTAGTCATCTTTATCTGATATTAAAATGTTATCACCATGCTTAAAATCCCATGTAGAAACTCTGAAGAAATCTATATCAGCCCATGTATATAACGAGCTAACGTCACCTATTGTTAAGTCACTATAGAATGTGGTACTACTTAGCGTGGCTATAATTAGTCTTACAGATGTACTGTATTTTTCGTCTTGCGAAGCTAGAGCTTCTTTGATTTCAGGCTTTAGCCTTTCGTAAATTGTTAATCTTGCCATTTTTATTTATTTAATTACATTTATATTATCCAACTTTATTTTAATTTTGTTTGTAACTAGTGAGGAATCGAACCTCATACCCGTCGGTAGTATGCGCACCACGATCGAGCTAATGCCCCGGTAATCGCAACCATACCTAGTTGCCGCTAGCTATTCGCTTATGTGTAGTCATCGAGCCGACGTCACGCTGTACCTCGTCGTTAGACTTCTCGCTGTGCTTAGTCGCCTTTAATCATACCTAATTAAGCTACTCGTCTAGCTATTTACTACCTTAGAGGATCTTCGTTAGCTTAACCACTTAAAATACCGTAGCCGTACTAAGCCCTCCACCGTGTTTATATTCTTTTATATAATACACCATCAACTTCGATTACATCTTGCACTGAGTCTAAGTCGTAGTTTTTTATTAAGTATTTTTCTAGATACACTAATCTAGTAAGGCCGTTAGTTATTTTTACTCTTTGTGTACCTGTGCAAGATCTCACATTTAACTCGCTATTGTCACTAAGTGTCATATAATAACTAGTTGTTTGTCTTTGAGGATTTAGTTGATAGCAAGATAAATCATTAAACCTACTTCTTATTATTTTACGAACCATACCTGATTTGTATGTAGCGAATTTACATAAACCATACTTTTTGTGGCTAAGTTGGAACGTTCTAGTACCGTTTTTACGCTGTGTATTTGTAGTTACATCAGTTAGTAGTGGGTACTTAGCTAGCATTAACTCTACGTATTTGTCTTCTAGCTCTTTTCGGCGAGCTTGCCATTGTGTTAGTGTATTCATATTATCTTCGTCTTTGTGATTTATGTACAAGCGCACTTAGCTCCTGGCTTACTATTTGAATTGTGTTACCTGTTTTGTGGTAAGTAATAGGAACATAGGAATATTTTTTTACTTCAGAACAAGGAGGACATGTTTTATATCCTAAGCTTAATCGATAAGGGTGGACTTCGTCGCCGCATTTACAGTACATAGTTTATTATTTTATTTGTTACATATATATTATCCAGTAGTTATTTTATTTTGTTTGTAATTAATCACGCTCGTAATACTTTCTTTTAGTAGACATATACATTTTCTCTACAGCTAAGAACATAACCATCTCATGTAGCTCTTTATACTCGTCTCCGTTCACAGGTTGATCTGCTATTTGCCAATCAATACTGTCTTCCATAAGTTCTTTAGTGACGTCAGCAATACCTTGTGCTATTTCGTCTATTTCTTTCATTTTACTCATTACTTTTAGTTTAGTATTGTTACTTCGACCCAACCTTTTTCTGAATGGTTAGCTTCACATTTAACACCAGCTTTAGTTAATTCATCTTCTAGCTTTATCGCTGCATCCCATAAATCTGGTTCTGGCATCTCGTCATGGTCATCATCATAGAACACATCACCTCTACACTGAAAAAACTTATCGTCGTAGTCATTTTCTACATACTCAAAATCCCATCCGTTAATTCTTGTATCTTGTTTCATCCACTCTTTCATATCTATAATTGATTTATTAGTTCTTCTACTTCGCAGAATAGCATTTCATCTATCTGTTTTCTTGAATAGTGGTCTTTATACGCTTCGTATACTAAATCCCACGGGTTTCTAACTGGTTCTTCGTTCATTATAAGAATTTTTTAACTTGTTCTTTGATTAATAATATATCTTTATCTGTTATGTGCATAGCTTGATCATAGTCTACGGTGTTCTGTATTATATCACTAAAACTTTCCCACATCTTTAAATCCATTTGCATAGCAATAGAATCTATGTTTTCTTCTGATAGCGTTTGTTTGTCCTCTTGGATCTCGTGCCATTTACTTACTGAATCGCTCATTAGTCTTGGTATTTTTTAAGTGTCATACTATTTACTTTATCTAATATTTCATTACCTACCATAGTAAAGTAACCTTCTGAATAGAGAGGTCTTTTACCTTCGCTTATTAGTTCTTTAACGTCTTCTTCAGCTTGTTTGATAGAGTGGTTTAACGCTGTTTGGATGAAATACTTTTCAAATCCATTAAATTTAGTTTTACTCATTATAGTGTCTTTTTTATTATTAGTAATTGCTTTGTGTCAAACTTCTTGTGAGTTTCTTGCCACATACGGTTGTGGGTGAACTTTCTAGCTTTTGCGAAGTTAGATTTCTGACGAGTTGTAATACTATTGTATTCTTTGTCAGTTAGTCCACCACATACACCGTTTGCTCGAACAGCACGTCTATGCCCGTCTGCTCGTGATTTTTTTTGTAGTTCCGAGTAAGCTAGTAGCTCTTTCATAGTTCTCGGATTAGATACTACGCCCAAGGGTTAGTAGATTTTTCTACATAAGTTAGACCTTTGTAGTTGAACCAGTGAGTAATACCTTCTTGATCTTTGTTCTCGTTGTAGATGAAGGCAAATCTTTTTGGTAGATTACCTACAGTATAGCCTTTATAGGTTGTACCGTTAAGTTTTATTGTACTTGAATTTTGAAATTTAATTTTCTGCATAGTTTATTATTTATTATTTACATTTATATTATCCAATAGAAATATTATTTTGTTTGTAACTTTCTACTTGTATATCACATTTATTAGATCTTGCACTAACATGTCTTCAGTCTCTTCCTCTGCAGGAATACAGTCCATTTCTACAAATAGCTCGATCTTGCGAATAGTTTGTTTTTTACTTAAATAGCTACTTATAAATTTAAAGTAACTTATAGTTTCTTCTGACCAATAGAATAGACTCATACTATTTGAATTTAGCAGCGACATCTCGTATTTCCACCTTGTCTTGATGATCTAATCCACTGGTTTGACTTGCGTACATTCTTAGTACATAGTGTACAAAGGTACAATCGCTTTCTGTAAGTTGTATATTTCTCATAATTAGTTTCTTATCGCCCAAGCAGCAGCGCTACCTAGTTTAGTTAATACTTTGTTTGCTTTTTTTAGTACTAATAGTACTTTGTGTGAAAATTTTATCATTGTTATTAGTTTATTATATTATCCAATAGTTATTATTATTTGTTTGTAATTCTTAATCGCCTGTATACTCGCCTGAGTATGTATTAGAATACCAATCTCTTCGCGCTTCGTGCACTAGATCTTGTATTTGTAATAGATCTTGTCTTTGATCGATCAAGTGATCTATTTCATCTTGCATATCTTGCTCACTTAGTTTAGTAAACATACTTGTTTCTAAACCATCTAGTAAGTTTCTGTCGTTGCAGTGATAATTATCGTACTTGATACCATTCCAAGTCTCGCTTAGTATATAAGTATACTCTATATTTCTGTAAGTTTTAGTCATTATTAGTAGATTTATAAAAGTTAATTCTTGTAAGTACCTCGCATCGAGAGATCTTACCTTCGATTTGTAATAGTATATCGCTTGACATATCTATTTTTTTACCATTAGGGCAAGTTAGTATAAATTGCATATTATTTAGTTTAGTAGAAGTCATAGTATATATCTATTACTTGAGATCTTTGATTGCTAGTTAGTTCGTTAAAGTCTTTCTTGAAGATTCTTCTTGATATTTTTAGTAAGGTATATGATTTTGTACACATAGTTTTATTATTTATTAGTTATTAATTTATTAGTAGTCGTTGGTGGAATCGAACCACCTCACAAAGTAGAGCTCACGTAGTCAAAATGCAGAGTGAAACCGTTACGACTTGTTACTCGGATAGTACTATTTTTCTAGTACTTCTCGAGCGATCACTGGTACACTAGTTGAAGAAGTGTAAGACTTGTACTTGACGAAGCAAGCCATATTTTCTAGTTTAGACTTCATTACTTCATACACTTTATCGTGATTATAAGTAACTGTTTTACCATTTTTGAAGTTGACAGTGATTAGTTGGTTTTTACCAATTAGTGATTTTCTGATTACAAATCTTTTTGAAATTAAAGTTGACATAGTTAAAATTATTTAGTTATTATTATTATTATTAGTTTGTTACATTTATATTATCCAAATGGAATATTATTTTGTTTGTAAAAGGTGTATTATTATTTATTAGTAAAAATAGTTAGAGAAGTATAATGCACTATCTCTTATAGTAAAACTCATTTTAATAAGTAAAACTTATAGTTAAATATAGTGTAGAGTGGAGTATACTCTTCCGATCTTGTTTCAGAATCAGGCCTGCAATGGAACACACTAAATGTTGTGTTATAAAAAGTGTGACATTTGCCTATTAGATTAAGATAGTAACAGGCTATTGTCACAGTTTTATGTATTACTCAGTGATTAATAATTCACGAGTAACAACTGGCATCGAAGTTGACGAAGTGTATGATTTGTATTTACTCCAACAGTTCATTGTTTCAAGTTTTGTTTTCATAACATTGTATACATCATCGTGATTATACTTTGCAACTTTTCCATTTTTGAATGTTACTTCAATGATTTGATTTTTTCCGATTAATGATTTGCGAACAACAAATCTTTTTGATTTTAATACTGACATAGTTTTAATTTATTTAAGTTATTATTATTTATTTGTTACATTATTATTATCCATTATATATATTATTTTGTTTGTAAGAATTATAACAATAAATGATAAATGATCACACAAGAGGATGATCATATGTGAAAGATAGCTGTGGAAATCAGGGGAAAAACATAAATGATCACATGAAAACAAATGATAAATCATCATATATACAAACGTAAACGTAAAAACAAGGGGGACCCGGTGAAATGAAAATGATTTGCGAAAATGTTTTGTAAAGTGAAAAATAAGGTGCAGCCCCCTGGTCCTAAATATCTAACGAAAACTATGACATTAGCCTTATAGAGTATATAGTAAGGGGCTATTGTCACACTATTGTAAAAAATAGTGGTTTTATGTGAGTATATATACTATAATAAATAGAATTATGGCTAAACCAAAAAGAAAAGGAGGACCTAAACAACAGCTATCACCTACTGGGCGAGCTAGAAAGGCGGCAAGAGACGTGTGTTATGCTAAAGGTTGGGTATGGAACAAAGATAATGGTACATGCTCTAAATCTGGTAAGGGAACATCGACAAGTTCTTTACAAAGAAAAGAGAAAAAAGCAGAGAATCAAAAAATAGGGCAGAATAGTAGCACAGATATACACCATATCGGGGGTAAGTTAGGTAAAACTAAAAGAGTGCCAACTGGTAGCAACAGAGGAGATAGCGGAGATGGTACTAAAAACGACAGAAAACAATAATATACAAGCATGGCAATAATATATACATACCCTGAGATAAATCAAGTAGAAGGTGAAGACTTATTGCTTATAAGTGATACAAGTCTATATAAAAGACCTACTAGGAGTGTAACAATAGATAATCTTGCGGCTTATATAGGTACAATAATTGGTGTTGGTAGTGTACAGAGCATCGATACTTCTAATACTTCGTTTATAAATATGACACCTACAATGCCTGCAACGGGTAATGTAGAATTAACAGCATCATTGTCAGCTAGTGGTACGCCTGATAATACTAAATTTTTAAGAGGAGATAATGTCTGGGCAGAAGTTGCGGGTATACAGGGTTCTGGTACAGAAAACTACACAGCGCGTTGGATATCTGCAGACACCTTGAGTATTGGTGCTTTATATGACAATGGTACACAGGTAGGTATAGGGACTAATAACCCAGATACTCCACTGCACGTTGTAGGTAACGTGAAAATAGAAACAACAGGTTCAGTTGACAACCTACTTCTAACCTCCACAGACGCTACGCTGACAGGTGCTCCAGATATTTCTTTATTTGCAGACACAGCGGCGGCAGATGGTGATACTATAGGTAACATACAGTTTAGAGGTAGAAACGGGATGGTTCCTGGTTCAACAGTTCCTTTAACTTATGCTGCTTTTTATTCGCATATAATAGATAAAGATAACAATCAGTCTATACTAGCATTAACTGGTCACAAAGGAAATGGTTCAGGTGCTAATAAAACCGTAGCTAATTTCTCTGTAATAGGTACTAATAACTCAGGTGAGGGCGCGGTACTCATAAACCCTAGTAGTGGGTATACACCTAGTAGTTATAATTTAGAAGTCAATGGAGACTTTAAAGTAGTTGATGATGCTTATTTTGATAGCAATGTAGGTATCGGTACGACTAGTCCTGCTGAGAAACTACACGTCTTTGGTGGAGCTGCAGCTATTGAAATAGATTCTACAACTAACGAAGCTTCTTTAAAGTACGATAACTCAACAACAACGGCGGTCATAAAGTTAGCTAACAACGATTTAAAAACTGAGTTAGGCGGATCTGAAAAAATGCGGATTCTTGCTAGTGGTAACGTCGGGATAGGAACGACTAGTCCAAGCTCAAAGTTTCAAGTAAGCGCCAATGATGGAGATGGTATAACTTTAAAGCATGGCACATCAAATGCTTTTTATATACTTAGAGACGGTAATGATGATACAATAATAAAACAAACTAGAAACTACACTAGTAAAATATCAATAAGTACATTAGCGGATTCTGGCACTCATGAGTCATCAGGTTTAAACATAGTTGGTCAAGGCGCTGGTCTTAAAAGTAACGTCGGGATTGGAACGGCTAGTCCAACTTCTAAATTAGATGTAGTTGGAACTGGTAGTTTTACTGGGCAAGTGACAATACCGGCTACTCCAGTAGCATCAACTGATGCTGCAAGTAAAAGTTATGTAGATGCTCAAGTTGGAACAGCAGACACATTATCTGAAGTATTAGCTTTAGGAAATACAACAGGAGGTACTAACATAGATGTATCGCCAAACGATGTTATAGACTTTTTCACTGGTTCAAATTTAAATTACGGTAGAATACATGCCAACTCGGAAGGTTTAAATTTAGACACGGTAGCTAATCGTCACATGATTTTTTCTAAAGGCAGTACTGAGGTAATGCGTATTAGTACTTCAGGTAACGTAGGTATTGGTACGACTAGTCCTAGTTATCCTTTGGAAATAGCTCAAACAGGCTATGGATTAGGTGTTAAAAACTATATAACTAGCACAGATGTTGCTAATAGTATTTTAGTAGGATACGACCCTGCAGCTGTATATTTAGGATATGGCTATGGCTCTAAAGAAGTACACATAGGCTCATTAAACTCAGGAGATGTAAAAATAAGGACACAAGGTAACACTATAGTGGAAAACGGCAACGTCGGTATCGGGACGACTAGTCCTGCAGCTAAACTAAACGTAAACGGTAATGTAAAAATAGAGGGAACAAACGCGTTATTATTTGGAGGATCTGCATCTATACCGAGTTGGGCAATAAACCATAGCGGTAGTGATTTACTTATAGACGACCAAGGCGGTAACACAGGATCTGTGCTATTTAACAACTCCGAAGGTGTGGCTCTACCTAGATTAACAACAACAGAAATAAACGCTATATCATCACCCGCGCAAGGATTAATGACATATAATACAACTTTAAATACTATTTGCTTCTACAATGGAAGTAGCTGGCAAAAAGTTAGTCACACAAATATGTAATAAATAAATAAATAAATAAACAAATTATGGTAACTTACGATTGGAATTGCAAAACAGTGGATTGCTACCCAGAACAAAATAGCGAAGCAGATGTAGTATACAATGTGCACTGGATTGTAACAGGTACTTCAGAAGACTCCGAGGGTAAAAGCTACTCAGCTACAAACATTGGAACACAAACTCTAGACACAAGTCAGATAACAAACTTTATACCGTTTGATCAATTAACAAACGACGAAGTAGTTGCCTGGACTAAAGGAGCGATGGGTGAAGAGCAAGTTGCTAGTATTGAATCAAGCATACAAAGTCAGATAGACAATTTGATTACACCTACAAGTGTTACATTGACTATCGGAGAGCCTGTACCACCTGCTGAGTAATTAGTAGGTAAAAACCCAACAAAACAAGTAATAATACAATTACTAGTTATATTACAATCAAATAAAATTTAATTAAATAAACTATGGATGCAATAGTTAAAAATCTAAACTTCGGAGAGAAGGCTAGAAAAAACGTCTATAAAGGTATAGACAAGTTAACAAAAGCTGTTAGCTCTACGTTAGGAGCTAGCGGTAAATGCGTGATGCTAGAAGATCACACGGGTAAACCAATAATAACAAAAGACGGTGTCACTGTGGCAGAGTCAGTTATATTAAGAGATCCAGTTGAAAACATGGGAGCTACGCTTTTAAAAGAAGCAGCTCGTAAAACCGTAAAAGAAGCTGGTGATGGTACAACTACAGCTACAGTACTTGCTCATGCAATACTTACTGAAGCTTATGAAGTTCTAGATAAAACAAATACTAGAGATTTAAAAGAAGGTATTGATAAGTCTGTTGAGGCTGTTGTTGATTACTTGAAAGAAAACTCTGTAGAAGTAACTGATGACATGCTAGATCAAGTAGCTACTATATCGACCAATAATGACCCTGAATTAGGTAAAATAATTGGTGATGCTTTTAGGTTAGTTGATTTAACAGGTGTGGTGGTCATGGAACCAACAGAGGACAATGAAACTTCAGTTGAACTAGTTGAAGGTGTAGAGTATGACAAAGGACTTGTAAACTCACACTTTGTTACAAGTAAAACAAAGAGAGCTGCAGAGCTTGACAATGCTTTAGTACTAATAGTAGAATCACCAGTTGAGTCTATAAGAAAAATACAAAGTGTTTTAGAGTATGTAATAAAAAACAACAAGTCTTTACTTATAATAGCTGACTGCGAGCAAAGCGTTGTTTCTGCTTTAGCTATGAACAAGGTTAAAGGGAATATAAAAGTAAATATTATCAATGCTCCTACGTACGGTGTAAGTAAAAAAGATACACTAAATGACTTAGCTCTTCTAACAGGCGCTACAGTGATAAATGAGGATCTTGGAGATGATATGGACCTTATACAACCAGAATATCTAGGGAGTTGCTTAAAGAGCATTACAACAGATCTAGAGACTATAATACAAGTCGAGGATAATAATCCAGATGTAGAAAAATTAGTTAAGGACCTAAGAGATCAAATAGAAACTACTAAGAATCCTAACGAAGTTATAAGACTTGAGAGAAGATTAGGTAGGATATCTGCTAAAGTAGCTATAGTAAAAGTTGGTGCAAACTCTGAAATAGAATTAAAAGAAAAACAAGACAGAGTTGAAGACGCTATCTGTGCTACTAAAGCCGCAATAAAAGAAGGTATTGTATCTGGTGGTGGTATTGCACTACTAAATGCATCAAATAAAATAAAAGCAAAGACCGTAGGAGAGCAGGTGTTGTTGAAAGCTATAAAAGCACCGTTTAATACAATACTAAGTAACGCTGGTATTGAAGAATATAAAAAGCCTAAGAAAGAAGGTGAAGGCTTAGATGTTGTTACGGGTAAAACAGTTAATATGATAGGTTCTGGTATTATAGATCCTTTGCTAGTAACTAAGAGCGCTTTAAGAAACGCAGCGTCTGTAGCATCAACAATATTATCTACTGATTGTGTAATTAATAATTTAAGGATTGATGATAGCAATAGGTAGGAATTTAATAATAAACAAACATAAAGTAGGTACCGCTAAAACAAAAGGTGGTTTACTGCTTGCTGAATCTCAAAGAGAGGATATACGATATATACAGGCTGACGTTGTGAGTGTTGGTAACGAGGTTGAAGGTGTTAAAGCTGGAGATCAAATATACTACGATAAACACGCTGGACACGGTATAGAGCATAATGGTGAAAAATATCATATTATAAGATTTCAAGATGTAGTTGTTGTTTTATGAAAAGGCTAGAAGCAAGGGACATAAAAGATATGAACTTGTTGAAACACTATCGAATAATAAGACGGTGGGCTTGCAGGAACAACAACCTTAATGATGCTGATTTAGAGCTATTAATATATCTTGATTGTATGGACCTATTTTCAAAGCACGACTTTGAAATGGGTGTATACTCTTATAGTTGGGATAACAGGCGTTGGAACAGGCTTTTGAAAGAAGGCTGGATAACAGTTTGGCGCCATAGAAACAGGAAGGATATAAAATATAGTATATACAAAGTATCTTTCAAGTGTAAGCAACTTATAAATAGAATATACAAAGTAATGCTAGGTGAAGAAGATATACCTGTTGGTAAATCAAATAGCATTATAACAGGGGAAACTTACACTGACAAGGTGTTAAGAACATCAATAAGAAACATTAATAGAGATAAAAATAGATAATATGTACACACCATTAGACAAAAAACTAATTGGAGATCAAAACAAACTTCCTGAAGCTTTAAAAGCAAAGATTGAAGCAGCTCCAGAAAGCCCAGCTCAAATGGGTTACGATACACCAGCGAAGCAGGTCGTAATCGACCCAATGACAGGTATGCCCATGCAACAAAGTGAAATTACAAATGTACCGCCTCAACAATATAATACAATGGGTAATGCTAAACCAGTTTTTTCAGAACAAGCGCAGTTATTTTCTGAAAAAATAAACGGTGGAATCCAGGATAGACAAAATTCAGTTTTTGCTACACCTATGTTTAAGAAGAACTGTAATAAAAAATACTAATATGAAAGACATTAAACAATTAAAAGTAGATTTAGCCGGTCAAGTAGGTGAAAACGCTATATGGGATGGACCTCTAAGTAAAGAAGGTTTTCCAATGGGTAAAGGATCTAGTTCAGGTTCTCAAGGTATGGAGGTTAGTAAAGCCGACTGTGGATGTGACTCTGTAAAAGGACCTATTACTTCAAGAGCTAAAGCGTATTAATGAAGTTTAAGTACTTTACTTACGATGAGTTTGATTGCCCAAGCCTAAAAGGTAGTGGTAAAAAAGTGAGTGATGAACTAATAAATATGCTAGATATTGTTCGTAAAAAATACGGTAAATCAATAACTATAAATTCAGGCTATAGAACACCTGAGCGTAATAAAGAGGTAGGTGGTAAACCTGGTTCATCTCATTTAAAGGGCTTAGCTGTTGATATTGCGTGTAAAAACTCTATTGATAGATTTAAACTAACTAGTATATTAATTGAGGTTGGTTTCAAGAGAATAGGTATGGGTTCAACATTTATACATGTAGATATAGATAAAGATAAATCACAAAACGTCCTTTGGACATATTAATATGGGATCACCTCTAAATATAAAAGAAAAGTCTTACGAAAAGCAGAATAGAAAGATGCGTTCGAAATACAAGTCTGAAACTGGAAAAAGCTTGGGTAAAAGACTAACCAAGGGTACAAGCTCAAGAAGAGTATCTTTTGCCTGTAGATTTGCTGGCATGGCCGGAGCTATGAAAGACTCTAAAGGTGAACCAACTAAAAAAGCAATGGCTTTAAAAAAATGGGGATTTGGCAGCGTAGGAGCAGCTAAAAACTTTTGTCAAAAAAATAAATCTAAAAAATAACAATAATGAAAAAAGGTGTAAAATTCGACTACAAACAGGCGTACAACAAAAACTTAAAACCTAGTGCTAGACTACATTACTTAGAAAACGCTAGACATGATCAAGACAGTCCAGCTAAAAAATATGGATCTCCAATGAAAATGGGTTCTCACTCTATACATAAGCATATGGGTGGAAGTGCTTTTCATATGAATACTGAACCAAGTAATAGCAAAGAAAAAGCGTCTACAGAAAAGAGAGACTTAATGAAATATAATCCAGTTGATGACAAGGCTGCTAGTATTAAGTCTGTAGAAGTTTCATCTCCTAAAGTTGAATTGTCTTCAGCTAAGCCAACTAAAAAAGAAGCACCTAAATCTAAAAGCGTACAAAGAAAAGCAGATAGAGTTGAAAAAACCAGAGAAAAAGGTAAACAAGCACTAGAAGATGGTAACACTTCAAAAGCTATGAGATTAAAGCGTAGAGAGAGAAGGCTTAAAAGAAGAATAGCTAAAAAATCTAAAAAATAAAACAGATAGGACTGTATAAACCTAAAAAATAATATAAACGACAAAAAACTCAAAAAATTATGTCACAAAGATTAAAAATTAATTATGAGCAATACGGAAGCAAAAAGACAGCCGTGTTTAACGCAGACGATATTTTTCGTGCTGTTTTTATTCCAGATGGAATGGGAGATGATAAAGTGTATTTGTACACGTCAACTGGCTCTTATTTCATCGTACAAAGTGTAGGTTCAGATTTCGGTGTTAGTGCAATAGCTATAGAAAAAGCTATTAACGACGCTTTAACATCAAACCCAGGAGGTAGAGTTGTTGAAATCACACCAGCTGGTATGGAAGGTGTTTTAGATACGATCACAAACCCAAGTTAGAAATGGTAGACACAGTTAGCAAGGGGTTAAACATCCCTTGCAGTTGTGCTGCTAGAAAAGAAACATTAAACAAGATATTACCTTATAAAAAATAATATATGGCATTTAAACTGGACAACCCACCTTATTCAAGTGATAATACACCTATATATAGGGTTGATATGGAGAATGGTGTTCTAGGTAAAGCCAATAATAACGGTACCATAATACTAAACAATAATCTAAATGCTAATCAAGAACGAGACGTTATAGACCACGAAATGGTACATATAGATCAAATGAGACGTGGTGACTTAGACTATGACAATAATTACGTATACTGGAAAGGTAAAAAATATTCAAGAGCACAGATGAGCGAAGGTTCTCCAAATTTAGCCTGGGAAAAAGAGGCGTATAATAAAACAAAGAAAAAATAAATAAATTATGGCTTACAAACAATCACCAGGTAGAATGAATATGCCTAAAACTGGACAAGGAATACCAAGTGTATTAACTATGCCAAACCTAGATCCAAAAGAACCAAAACCAAGTAATGTAAAATACGGTGCTTTAGAGAAGACCTCTAGCACGAACGCTAGCGGTAGAACTACAGTTACTGTAACTCAACCTTTTTCGTCAAATGGTAAAAAAACTAGCAAAAGTTATAAAGAGTTTGCAAAAGAAGGTGGAGACGTAGCAGCGGCAAAAAAGTTTAATGCTGGTAAATCAGGCTCTAGAACAACAACTTATTCGTATGGTGGAAACAAGCCAGCGGGTATAAAGCCAGTTTCAACAAGCACGCCTAAACCTAAAATTGACTTAAGCAAAAAACCATCTATTGCTAAAGATTACGGTAGTTTTACATTTGGATCAAATATGCATAATATGAATTTTGGTGGGCACAGTACATACGGGAGAACAGCAGCTGGCGAAACACCTAAGTTTAGTCAGTCGTATACGGAATCTCCAAAAAATCCGATGTCAGGTAAGCCTAATATAGCTACGTCTAGAAAGATCACAGCGAGAGAGAATCAACTTATGAAATCAAATTTTTACAAAGGAGCTAATCCATACAATATTGGAGAAAAGAAGTTCGAGCAGCATTTACAAAACATCGAAACATTTGAAAAAAGAAAAAACGATAAAAAGTTCGCTAGACAAGAATTAATTAAGTCAAGAAAAAAAGCTAGAAAATAGTGAAAAAAATATTAGAATTTTTCAGCACTAAAGTTTTCAAACAAGTTGGTGATGTGGTTGATAACCTATTCACTAGCGAAGAAGAAAGACTCAATGCTAGAAATGAAATATTTAAAGTACTACAAGATGCTCAGTTAGAGTTGCAAAAAATGCAGACTGAGATTATTGTAGCTGAAGCTAGCGGTAATTGGCTACAGAGAAGCTGGAGACCAATACTAATGCTTTCATTTGGTTTTGTAATAATATATACTAAGTTCATATCACAGTTATCTGTACATTTAGTAACACCTACATTAGAGCCTCAATTCTGGAGTTTACTAGAAATAGGTATTGGAGGTTATGTAATAGGTAGAAGTGGTGAAAAAATCGTGGACAAGCTAGGGCCACTATTCAATAAAAATAAATAAAAAATAAATAATGGGACAATACGCAAATCAACCAGATTTCGCTACATCAGCTGAGACTGTAGTAGTTGGTACAACAAATGTAGAGAGCAGTGCGCTTTATATTGGAACAGGTGGTGACATAGAAGTAACTGCAATAGGTAGTTCTTCTTCAGTGGTGTTTAAAAACATACCTGATGGATCTTTCCTACCTGTCATAGTTAGCTCTATCACAGCAGGTGTAAACACTACTGTATCGGACATTGTAGCTATAAAATAATATGGGACTTGGTCTAGGACTAGGCGTATGGTGGCCTACACAATCTTCACTTATACCAGGCTTGATAAAAACTTTATGTGTAAGATCCACATATTGTGAAAACAAGACCTGCACCACAGCTATACTTCAAAAACTAGAAAACTGTAAATCATAATGAGTAACTTACTGAAAGACGCCTCAATACTTTTAACCCCTACCGCATACGACAATGGTAGCATGCATGCTATTAAGCCAGAAAATGGAGATGGAGATTTTGACTTTCAAAGAAATTCTGCTGCGACCCGAGTTAATGCACAAGGTTTAGTAGAGAATGTACAGATAATCAGTCCAGAGTTAGTTTCAAATGGTAACTTTTCAGAGATAGGTGCAGAAGAAGTTTTAAATGGAAACTTTTCACAAGAAGGAAGTGAGTTAGTTACAAATGGTGATTTTGCTACAGATAGTGATTGGATTAGTTCTGATATTAATGGATTTAGTATAAGTGGCGGTAAATTAAATTTATTAGATGTTGCATACGCAAAATCGGTTCTTCAAACTAATGTCGCAACGGTAGGAAAAACATATAAAGTTACTCTTGAAATAAGTGATTATGTAAAAGGTTCAGTTAGAATTATTTTAGGTGGTTCTGTTACATCAACACAATCCTCTAATGGTGTTTTTACATTTTATGTAACTGCTTTAGCAGATGCAAATATTGGTATTCAGACTTTAGGTGGAGGTGGTACAACCCTATCAATAGACAACGTTTCAGTTAAAGAAGTAGGACAAGATTGGAATTTAGGTGGAGATTGGACTATTGGTGAAAATAAAATTATTCACCCTGCAGGCTCTAGCCCTGAATATTCTACTCAAGATAATGTATTAACTATTGGAAAAGATTATACTTATTCTGTAGAATTGCTTACAGGAAATGGTACAAATTTCGCTCAATTATACGTAGCGGGTGTTGGAGCAATTGCTGCCTTTACTAATGGGGCTGGAGTTTATACAGGTTCTTTTACCGCACAAGGTACAAATATTCGAATTAGAGCACTTGGTGCTGATATAGATGTTGAAGTAACAAACATATCAATTAAAGAAGTTGGGCAAGATTGGACGTTTGGTACTGGTTGGAGTGTAGACCAAGCTAATAGTAAGGCTGACGCAACAGATGCTGCATTTAACTCACAACTTGCTAACAGTGCTGCTATTGGAGCAAGTAAAAAATATAAAATATCTTTTGATGTTTCAAACTATGTAAAAGGAAATGTTATTGTTAAAATTGGTAACACCTCAAGCGCAACGGTTTCAAGTAATGGGAGTTTTACATTTACTTTAACTTCAGCAAATACATCTTCTTTTCAAATTGCAACTTGGGCTGGTAGTGGAACTACTTTATCTGTAACAAACGTATCAATTAAAGAAATAACAGACGATACAAACATACCAAGAATAAACTACGAGGGTTTCAGTTATCAAGATGTTTTAGGAAGTGAGGAAATTGTAAATGGTGATTTTGAAAATGGAAGTGCTAATTGGAGTTTGTCTGATTCAACTGTTTTGAATGGAAAATTAAATATATCAACTACATCTATAAACAATACTGCTCAACAGTCAATAACAAATCTCATCATAGGAGCGAGTTATAAAATAGAGTACAATATAAATAGTATTTTAACTGGTGGACTTGTTGTATATGAATCATCACATAGTAGACCAGCTTATGAAACAAGTGCTGGTGTATATTCAAACACATTTATTGCAACTGCAGCAACTCAAACAATAAATGTCAGAACATCTGGAGCAACAACTGCAACAATAGACAACGTATCTGTAAAAGAATATCTTGGTCAAGAAGTAGTACCAGATAGTGGTTGTGGAAGTTGGTTATTAGAGCCACAGAGTACGAATTTGTTGCCTTATAGTGAGGATTTTAGTCAATGGACTAGTTACATAACAACTCCAACATTAAATTCAGCAACTTCTCCAAGTGGTGATGTAAATTCAGCTAAATTAACATCTACTGGAGTTTATGGAAGTTTTAGTTTAAATATTTCTAAATCTAGCTCTGCTTTAAACTACACTCAGAGTGTTTTTGTTAAGGCAATTAATTATACTGTTGTGAATCTTATTTCTTATGGCTCATCAAGTGCTAATAGAGCTCAAGTATCTTTTGATTTGTCAGATGGTAGTGTATCCTCAGCAGCCTCTGTTAATGGTGCTTATTCTAATCCATCTGAATCTATTGAAGATTATGGTAATGGTTGGTATAGAATTTCTCTATCATTTACCTCTGATGCTTCTGTTGAAGTAAGACCACATATTCAATTTCCAGTTCAAATGACTAATGATGATTATGTTTTACTATGGGGAGCGCAACTAGAAAACCAATCTTATAGCACCTCCTACATACCAACTAACGGAGCAACAAACACTAGGCTACAAGATATTGCAAACAATAGTGGTAACTCTAGTTTAATAAATAGTACAGAGGGTGTATTTTATGCTGAAATAAAAAGGGATACATCTGCTAATACATTTCATTTAATTTCATTAAACAACGCATCCTCTAATAGTGATGCAAATTCTGTTGCTATTGGAGTTAATGGTTCTGATTTATTTTATGTGAGAGTAAAAAGTCCAAATGGTTCTTATACAAATCAAGGCATACCAATGTCTATTGGTGATTTTCATAAAGTAGCAATAAGATATGAGCAAGGAAATATAGGGTTATTTATAGATGGCACGAAAGAAGGTACTTTTACTGGTGCTTGGTTGTTTACACTGCCATTAGATAATTTATCCTTTGATTACAACGGAAATGGGTCTTTAAAATTCTTTGGAAAAACCAAAGCACTAGCAGTTTACAAAGAAGCATTAACAGATGCAAATCTAAGATGCCTTACATATCCAAATCCAGTTGCAACAACATTTGATTTAGACTTTGATACTATTGCAGAGCAGTTTACTTTTACTAGAGGCTCAGAAGCTACGTTTGTAAATGAACAAGGGTTAATTGAAAGTACAAATCAAATAGGTCCAGAATTGGTGACTAATGGAGATTTTGCTACAGATAGTAATTGGACTAAGGGTACTGGATGGACTATTAGTGGAGGCAGTGCAAACTATGATGGTGTAAATGCATATCAATTATTAAGACAAGGAACTGCAAATGGTGTCGTGGGAAAAACTTATCTTGTAAAATATGATGTTATTAATAATAGTGGAGTTGGTGGCATATATGCTAAATTTGGAGGTGTTAATTTAAGCGGCTATAATCAAAATAATGGAAGTTTCGAGTTTTATGCTACAGCAGTCTCAACAGATTATATAAGATTTACACCACAATTAAATTTTACTGGCTCAATAGACAACGTATCTGTAAAAGAAGTAATATCTGCAACTAACACACCAAGAATAGATTACTCAACTGGTGCAGAGGCATTCTTGTTAGAGCCGCAGAGTACGAATTTGGTAACAGATAGTCAAAACTATAACAGCACTTATTGGAGTAAGCAAAGTGGTGTTTTATCAGATGGAGGTGTTGGTTTATTTTATTTAAGCCCAACTTCTAATGTTATTAAGTATGAGGTAACACAAACTCAATACAATCAAATGTATTACAAGTTGCCATCAGGTGTAACAATAGGAAACACATATACGCAACAAGGATATGTAAAATGTGACGATGCACCTTATATACATTTTCAAATACACGCATTAAGTGGTAGCGCTTATATTGTTTGGGATAACGTAAATAATACAGTTATATCCGCAGACCCATCTATTGATAGCTATAATATTAAATCCTTAAGCGATGGTTGGGTAAAGGCTGAAATAACTTTTACCGCAGCAGTCTCAAGTATATATGCTTCATTAAAAACTTATTTTTCAACAAGCTCAACATCAAATTGGGCGGGTGTTTCGGTTGGAACAATAGCTTATCAAACTTTTGTTCAAGTAGAAAACCTACCCTACGCAACTTCATACATCCCAACATCGGGAGCATCAGCTACACGTAATCAAGAATTATGTAACAATGCAACACCAGTTATTAATAGCGAGGAAGGAACATTGTATGCTGAGATAGCAGCTTTGGCAAATGATAGTACTTTTAGAATGATAAATATTTCAGACGGAACACTTGACAATAGAGTAGAAATAAGCTATTCAAATACAGATAATTTGATGAGAGTTATTTGTTATGTAAATGGTGTAACAGTAGCAACTAAAAGTAATATATCGGCAAATATTTTAAATTTTAATAAAATAGCCTTTAGTTATAAAGAAAATGATTTTAAAGCATATCTAAACGGAGTAAATGTTTTTACAGATACAAGTGGTGCAATTTACCCACCTAATACACTTAATAGAGTTGATTTTGGTATACCATCAGTAAGTGGTTTTGATTTCTTCGGTAACACTAAAGGTTTAAAATATTATCCAAAAGCATTAGCAGACGTACAATTAGAAGATTTAACAACAATATAATTATGAATATTTATAAAACAGTATTTGATACAGAACAACAAGGTAAAGACGTTTTAATACAAAAAGACGTTTGGCAAGAAGTAACAGAAGAAGGTGTTACATCAATGCGGTATATCAACGGAACAAAAGCAGTTGTTTATATTGGCAAGGTGGTAAAAACACCTGGTACTTATGACCCAGATGGAAAGGAAATAACACCTCCAATTTATTACGATGGTGTTGCTTATGATATTATGAGTACAGATGACTTAGACTTCGGAAGTAATGAAGTTTACCCAGGAGATGCTTCAGCACATCAATTCTATGGATTTCCAAGAAACGCAGAAGTTCAACCACCTATTGAAGAAGAAGAAGTAATTTCAGAATAAATAGTGTAACTATATATAAAAAATAACCAATCAAATTAAATAAAATGGGAAAATTAACAGATGAACAATTAAAATCAGTAAAAGAATCACAAGGAAAGATCAACAACATATTAGTTGAAATAGGTTTCTTAGAGTCTAAAAAAGCTGAATACTTAGGTATGCATTTTGAAGCTGCAAAAGCTCTAGAGGAAATTAAGTCAGAGCTAAAAGAGCAGTATGGTGATATCACTGTAAACCTAATTGATGGGTCTTTTGAGAAGGTAGAGGCTAAGGAAACAAAAACTCTTCAAGTAGCTGAATAGTGAGTTCTATTATAAGAAAAATAAGTATAGGTTCAGACTATAAGAACGATGCAATGCATTACTCTGTAGGTCAAGAAGTATATGGCGGTCACAAGATAGCTTATATACTGCTGAGCGAAGAAGATAACTCTTATAATATACACATCAAAAAAAACAATGAGGTAATGCCGTGGAAGAAGTTTAATTCTAATATGGCAATATCCATTGAATACGATCTTCAGTATTAATGAGAAGTGTATATGACTTTATTGTAGAGCCAATAGGAGAGAGATACGACAACGAGTTAAAAATAGGTGATAAGAAATTAGTTTTAAATTCTAAAATAGAAAGTCACAAGTTTATAAATAATAAAGCTAGAGTGATATCTGTGCCAATAGCCTTCAAAACCCCCATAAAAATAGGTGATGAGGTTATTATTCACCACAATGTATTTAGAAGATACTATAACCAAAAAGGTAAAGAGGTAAATAGTAGTAAATACTTTAAAGATAATAAATATTTTTGTCAATTAGATCAAATATATTTGTATGGCAAAGATAACTCGTGGAAACCTTTTAATAATAGATGCTTTGTAGCGCCTGTACTTAATAAGGATGAGTTAGAGCTAAAGAAAGATAAAAACCATATTGGAATACTAAAGTATGGTAATAGTTCCTTAGAAGCTCTTAAAATAAACGAAGGAGATGTTATAGGCTTTACACCTAACAGCGAATTCGAATTTGTCGTTAACGATGAATTATTATATTGTATGAAATCAAAAGATATTGTAATTAAATATGAGCACGAAAAAAACCAAGCTCAGTATAATCCAAGCTGGGCAAAGAGCAGTTGAGGAGTTAATAAAAGTAGCTAAAGAACCTATAGTAGATTCAGGTGATGATATAACTGCTGATAGATTAAAGAACGCTGCAGCTACAAAGAAGCTAGCAATATTTGACGCTTTTGAAATACTAACACGTATAGAAGAAGAGAAAAGTATGATAAATGATACTGACAATGCTAAAGAAAAACCTTTTAGAGGTTTTGCAGAAGGGAGATCTAAATGATTTACGAGCAGACATTAGTAAAAACGCTAGACGATTATATTAAGCCATCAGTTGTAAAAAAGAATAACAGACATAAAAAGTGGAGTTATGGTTACAACGCTGATCACGATATAGTTATAATAAGTAAAGACGGTACTTTAGGTGAAGTAGTACAAATACAAAACCTAGTTATAGGTTTGCCATCTGAGCCTGAAAAAGTTTACAAGCGTTCAAACAAGAGAGCAGAGCAGAAATGGGAAAAGTTAAATTATCCTAAAGAGCTATTAAAAATAAAAAGCGTGTTTGACTGGGAGAAATATCCTAACGCATTTAAAGAAAAATGGTATGACTATATTGATGAAGAGTTTAAAAGACGTGAAGAAGGTTTTTGGTTCAAAAATAATGGTGTTGCTAATTATATTACTGGCACTCACTATATGTTCTTGCAGTGGTCCAAGATTGATGTTGGGGCAGCAGACTATAGAGAATCAAACAGATTATTCTTCATATTCTGGGAAGCTTGTAAATCAGATGTACGTTGCTACGGAATGTGCTATCTTAAGAACAGACGGTCAGGGTTTTCTTTCATGGCATCAAGCGAAGCGGTTAATCTCGCTACAATATCCACAGACTCAAGGTTCGGAATTTTATCAAAATCTGGTCAGGATGCGAAAAAAATGTTTACTGATAAAGTGGTACCCATCTCAGTTAATTATCCCTTCTTCTTCAAACCAATCCAGGACGGTATGGACAGGCCGAAGACGGAGCTCGCCTATAGAGTCCCAGCCTCGAAACTTACCCGTAAGAAACTCGACGAAGGTATTGCTTCCGAGGAGAGGCAAGGTCTTGATACCACGATCGACTGGAAGAACACCGGGGACAACTCGTACGATGGGGAAAAACTAAAGATATTAGTACACGATGAAAGTGGTAAATGGGAAAGACCTGACAATATATTAAATAACTGGAGGGTTACAAAAACATGTTTACGACTAGGTAAAAGAATTGTAGGTAAGTGTATGATGGGTTCAACATCAAATGCTTTAGATAAAGGTGGTGCTAATTTTAAAAAATTATATTATGCTTCAGACGTCAGGGAGAGAAACCGCAACGGACAGACTAGCTCAGGACTATATTCTTTGTTCATACCTATGGAATGGAATTACGAAGGATTCATCGATGCTTATGGAATACCTGTATTCGATACGCCAAGTGAAAAGATTAAAGATCCAACCGGTGAATTAATACCCACAGGAGTAATAGAGCATTGGGAAAATGAAGTTGATGGTTTAAAAAACGATCAAGATGGTTTAAACGAATATTATAGACAGTTTCCAAGAACTGAGAAACATGCTTTTAGAGACGAAGCTAAATTATCTTTATATAATCTAACTAAGATATACGAGCAAATAGATTACAATGAAGAGGTTAGAAATAAAAGTTTAGTTACAAGAGGTAGTTTTCAGTGGAGAGGTGATGTTAAAGATACTGTCGTTGAATTTAGACCAAACAGTAATGGTAGGTTTTATGTGTCTTGGGTTCCATCAATGAACTTGCAAAACAACGTTATTGTTAAAAATGGCCTTAAGTATCCAGGTAATGAGCATATTGGTGCTTTTGGATGTGATAGTTATGATATATCGGGTACAGTAGATAAAAGAGGATCTAACGGAGCTTTACATGGTTTAACTAAATTTAATATGGACAACGCTCCATCTAATATGTTTTTCCTTGAATATATAGCTAGACCTCAGACAGCTGAGATATTCTTTGAAGATGTACTAATGGCTTTACATTTCTATGGTATGCCTATATTAGCAGAGAATAATAAACCTAGGTTATTATATTATTTAAAAAGAAGAGGTTATAGAAACTTCTCTATAAATAGACCTGATAAAGCATACAATAAATTGTCAGTGACTGAAAAAGAAATAGGTGGTATACCAAACTCTAGTGAGGATATTAAACAAGCTCACGCGGCTTCTATTGAAACATATATAGAAGATTACGTTGGTTACACTGGTGAAGGGTATGGGCAAATGTATTTTCAAAGAACACTAGAAGACTGGGCAAGATTTAATATAAATAATAGAACAAAGCATGATGCTACGATAAGTTCTGGACTTGCTGCTATGGCTTGTAATAAAAATAAGTATTCGCCAGTATACAAAACACAAAGGAAAAAAGTGCAATTATCTTTTAACCGATATGACAACAACGGAAGTATTTCAAAAATAATAAAATAAATGATTTATACTAATACGAACAGTTCTTTCCCCAGTCAGGTAGTACCAGACGCAGAAAAGCAAACCTTAGAATATGGTTATGCTGTAGGTAGAGCTATTGAAAACGAATGGTTTAAGGGTGATAGAGGGACTAACATTGGTGGTAGATTTGCTGGTAATTGGCAGTATTTCCATAAGTTAAGATTATACGCTAGAGGAGAACAATCTGTTCAAAAATACAAAGATGAGTTATCTATAAACGGTGACTTAAGCTACTTAAACCTAGACTGGAAACCTGTAGCTGTTCTATCTAAGTTTGTTGATATTGTTGTCAACGGTATGACAGATAAAGGTTACGAAATAAAATCATTTGCATCAGATCCTTTCGCTGTAAAAGAAAGAACACAACATGCCACTGATTTAGCTGAAGATGCTTTTTCTCAGGATTTAATACAAGAAGCTCAGCAGAATTTTGGTATAGATTTAAGTAGGACTAATACACCTAAAGATCAATTACCTAAAAGTAAAGAAGAACTAGAGTTGCACATGCAGCTAACATATAAGCAAGCTATAGAAATAGCAGAAGAAGAGCTTATAAACAATGTATTAGATTACAACAAGTACGAAGAAGTTAAGAAAAGAGTAGCTTACGATTTAGTTGTGTTAGGTATAGGTGCTAGTAAAACTGACTTTAACCTAGCTAATGGAGTTACTGTTGACTATGTAGATCCAGTTAATTTAGTACACTCTTACACAGAAGATCCAAACTTCGAAGATATATACTATGTAGGAGAGGTTAAGAGCGTACCGTTAGAGGAGGTTAAAAAACAATTCCCAGACTTAACAGACGAAGATCTTATAGAGATACAGCGCTACCCTGGTGATTCAACTAGGACTAGAAACTTTAATGGACAGGACAGTAATAATGATAATGTTCAGGTTTTATACTTCGAGTATAAGACTTATAGTAATCAAGTATTTAAGATAAAGCAAACTGATCAAGGCTTAGAAAAAGCTTTAGAGAAAGACGACACATTTGACCCGCCTGAGAGTGATAACTTTAACAGAGTTAGTAGATCAATAGAGGTATTATACAGTGGTGCTAAAATATTAGGTTACGAAAAAATGCTTAAATGGGAACTAGCAGAGAATATGACTAGACCTTTCAGTGATCAGACTAAAGTTAATATGAACTACACTATATCTGCTCCTAGAATGTACAAAGGTAGAGTTGAGAGTATAGTTAGTAAGACTATTGGTTTTGCTGATATGATACAGCTAACACACTTAAAGATACAACAAGTATTAGCACGTATGGTACCTGATGGTGTATTTGTAGACGTTGACGGATTAGCTGAGGTTGATCTTGGGAATGGAACAAATTACAATCCGCAAGAGGCTCTCAATATGTACTTCCAAACTGGTAGTATAGTTGGTAGATCATTAACACAAGATGGTGATCCTAACAGAGCTAAAGTACCTATACAAGAATTACAAACATCGTCAGGTATGAGCAAAATACAAGCGCTTATACAAACTTATCAGTATTATTTACAGATGATAAGAGACGTGACAGGACTTAATGAGGCTAGGGATGGTAGTCAACCAGCAAAGGATTCTTTAGTTGGTTTACAAAAACTAGCTGCAGCTGCTTCAAATACAGCTACTAAACATATATTACAGTCCTTAATGTATATAACTGTAAGAGTGTGTGAGAATATAAGTTTAAGAGCGGCTGATATGTTGAACTTCCCATTAACTAAAAACGCTTTAATGAATTCTATAAGTAGCTTTAATGTTAATACGTTAGAGCAAGTGGAGAAATTAAACATGCACGAGTTTGGTATATTCTTAGATTTAGAACCTGATGAAGAGGAAAAGCAGATACTGGAAAGAAATATACAAATAGCATTACAGTCTGGAGGTATTGATCTTGAGGACGTTATAGACTTAAGGCAGATATCTAATATTAAGTTAGCTAACCAAATGCTTAAAATAAAGCGTAAGCAAAAGATGGAGGCTGATAGAAAAGCTCAAATGGAGAATATACAGGCTCAAGCCCAAGCAAATGCTCAGGGCGCTGAAAAAGCTGCTATGGCTGAGGTTCAAAAGCAACAAGCATTAGCTCAGACGACTCTTCAGATAGAACAAGGTAAATCTCAATTCGAGATGCAACGCATGCAAGCTGAGGCTCAAATTAAAAAAGAGCTTATGGCTGAAGAATTTAATTACAATATTCAGTTAGCTAAAGCAAGGGCTGATGCTGAAAAAGGAAAAGAAAAAGATATAGAAGATCGTAAAGACGAAAGAACTAGAATACAAGCTACACAACAATCAGAGCTTATAGCACAACGTCAGAACGATGAATTACCTAAGAATTTTGAGTCTTCAGGTTTTGACTCGCTAGGTGGTTTCGGATTAGAACAGTTCGACCCTAGATAAAAAAACTTTATTAATTTTATATTATTATATTATGTCAGAACAAACAGTAAAACAAGAGGGTGAATTTAAAATAAAAAAAAGAAAGACACCTAAGAAATTAGCTACACCAGAGAACAATGTTACTAAGGTTAGCATGAAAGAACCTTTGATTGAGACAGAGCCAGAGGTTACAAAAGTAGTAATAAAAAAAGAAACTGATGCCATTCAAACACAAGCGACAGATGATAGCGATGTTATTGTCAAAAAACCCGAAAACAGTTCAAACGGCGAAGCAGTGGTTAAAGAAATACGGGAGTCCGAAGAAGAAGTAGATTCACCAATACAATTAGTAAGTGAAGATGATAACGAAGGGGCTGATAAAGTAACCACTGAATACAAAGAAGCTATAAGAGATGAAAAAGTATTAGGCAAGCCTTTACCTGAAAATATCGAAAAACTAGTTTCTTTTATGGAGGAAACTGGTGGTAACATAAGTGATTACGTTAGGCTTAACGCTGATTACTCTAGTGTAGATAACGAAACATTATTAAAAGAATATTATAAAAAAACGAAACCTTATTTAGAAGGTGACGATATAAGTCTAATGTTAGAAGATTTTTCATATGATGAAGATATTGACGAGCAAAGAGACATACGCAAGAAGAAACTTGCATTTAAAGAAGAAGTTGCAAAAGCTAGAAACTTTTTAGAGGAAACTAAGAGTAAATATTACGATGAGATCAAGTTGAGACCAGGCGTAACTCAAGACCAACAAAAAGCTACTGACTTTTTTAACCGATATAACGAAGAGCAGAAAGCTGGTAAAGCAAAACACTCGGAATTTTTAAAACGTACTAATGAACTGCTAACTGACGATTTCAAAGGTTTTGATTTCAACGTTGGTGAAAGTAAGTTTAGGTACAGTGTAAAAAATCCACAAAAGGTAGCAGAAGCACAGTCTGATATTTCTAACTTCATTGGGACGTTCCTAAATGACAAAGGAGAAGTTAAAGACACTAAAGGTTACCACAAAGCTTTATATGCTGCTAGAAACGCTGATACGATAGCGCAACATTTTTATGAGCAAGGCAAAGCCGACGCTGTTAGAGATGTTATGGTTAAATCAAAAAACATTTCAACAGAACCTAGAAAAACTAGTGGTGGTGATGTGTTTATTAATGGTTTAAAGGTTAAAGCTATTTCTGGTGCTGATTCTTCAAAATTAAAGATAAAAACAAGAAAATTTAACTAACAAAATTAAACAAAATGAGTTTAACTCCACAATTTGGTTCATTGAAACCATCTCAAAAACAAGAGATTTTAGATAGCAATTATCTAAAGTTTAACGACGGTGCTGCTGGAACAGACACTTTCGCACAACAATACTTACCAGAGATCTACGAACAAGAAGTAGAGCGTTACGGAAACAGAACATTATCTGGATTCTTAAGAATGGTAGGAGCAGAAATGCCAATGACTTCTGATCAAGTAATTTGGTCTGAGCAAAATAGATTACATATTTCTTATGAAGCGTGTACTAACGACCAAACAAACACAATTACAATACCTGTAGATTTAACACCAGCAGATCCTAAGGATTATGTTGCTAATGTTGTATCTCCTGGGGCTACTATCGTAGCTATAGATGCTTTAGGTGCTGAATTAAAAGCTGTTGTAACTGGTTCTAACTTAACTACAGGTGCTTTAACAGTAGCTCCTTACAACGCTACAACTACAGCTGCTTTAGCAACTACAGGCGTAAAAGTATTTGTATTTGGATCTGAATACGGAAAAGGTTCAGTTACTCCTAACTCTACTGTTAATGCAGGAGCTGCTGACGGGTATGTATCTGTTGATCCTTCTTTCACACAATTCTCTAACTCACCAATCATTATCAGAAATAAATACGTTGTAAACGGATCTGATATGGCTCAAATCGGTTGGGTAGAAGTTGCTACTGAAGACGGAACATCTGGATATTTATGGTACTTAAAAGCTGAATCTGAAACAAGATTACGTTTTGAAGACTACTTAGAAATGTCTGTAGTTGAAGGAGAAAAAGCTGGTGTAGCTGGAGCGGGATCTGCTGCTGCTGCTGGGTATAAAGGTACTCAAGGTTTATTCGCTGCTATCGAAGATAGAGGTAATGTAAATGTAGGATTTACTGCTGCTGCGGGTCTTGATACTTTTGATGACATCTTGAAAAACCTAGATACTCAAGGAGCTATTGAAGAGAACATGTTATTCTTACAAAGACAAACGTCTTTAGATTTTGACGATATGTTAGCTGCAATATCTGGAGGTGCTCAAGGTGGTACTGCTTATGGATTATTTGAAAACTCTGAAGAAATGGCATTGAACTTAGGTTTCTCTGGATTCAGAAGAGGTTCTTATGATTTCTATAAGACTGACTGGAAATACTTAAACGACGCTTCTACACGTGGTGGTATGACTGGACCTTCTTCAATCGAAGGTGTATTAGTACCAGCTGGAACTTCTACAGTTTATGACCAAGTATTAGGTACAAACATCAGACGTCCTTTCTTACACGTAAGATATAGAGCTTCTCAAGCAAATGACAGAAGAATGAAGCAATGGGTAACTGGTTCTGCCGGTGGTGCTGCTACATCTGATCTAGACGCTATGGAAGTAAACTTCTTATCTGAAAGATGTTTATGTGTACAAGGTGCTAACAACTTTGTATTATTCAAAGGAGTGTAATCACTAACAAATGTAATTCTTACCCTCGTTGAACTGACGGGGGTAATTATTACTCTTATAAATTATTTAATTATATTATATTATGGCTGCAAAAAAAGCACCAGCAAAGAAAGTTGAGGTTGCTCCTCAGCAAGAAGTAGTAGTTAAAGCTGCTCCAAAAGTACAAAAACCAGCTAAACCAAGCTGGGAAATAAAAGATAGAACATATATATTAACTTCTAATAGATCACCAGTAACATTTACAATACCTAGTAAACATACTTCTAAACATGCTTTACTATTTTTTGATAAAGAAGCTCGTGAACAAAAAGAAATAAGATATGCAACAAACCAATCTTCACCATTTGTAAAAGAACAACAAGGGGAAGCTACTTTAGGTCACATTATATTTAAAGACGGTTCGTTATTTGTTCCAAAAGAAAAACAAAATCTTCAAAAAGTACTATCTTTATATCACCCTTTAAAAAATAAGTTATATAAAGAGCTTGATCAGGTTGAAATAGCAGAAGATGAATTAGATATATTAGAACTACAGATTGATGCTTTAAATGCTGCTAGAGGTATGGATATAGATCATGCTGAAGCAATACTAAGAGTTGAGATAGGATCTAAGGTATCTAAGATGAGTTCTAAGGAGCTTAAAAGAGATTTGATGTTATTCGCTAAGATGAGTCCAGGTTTATTCCTAGATTTAGCTAATGATGAAAATGTACAATTAAGGAATTTTGCAATACAAGCTGCTGAAGCTAATATCATAAAATTATCAGATGATCAAAGATATTTTACTTGGGCTAGTAATGGTAGGAAACTAATGGAGGTTCCTTTTGATGAAAATCCATATTCAGCATTTGCATACTTCTTAAAAACAGATGAAGGTGTTGAGATATACAAATCTATAGATAAAAAGATTAATTAATATGTAATAATATAGAGGGTAGTGTAATGCTACCCTTTGTATTATAATTCAAACAAATATGGCTATAAATGTAAATACAGTTTATCAAACAGTTCTGTCTATACTTAATAAAGAACAGAGAGGGTTTTTAACACCGTCAGAATTTAATAAGTTAGGTACACAGGTACAGTTAGATATATTTGAGAAATACTTTGAAGATTTAAATCAACAATTAAGAGTTCCTCAAGCAGATGCTGACTACTCTGACAGAGTTATGAATCTTGATGAAAAATTAGCTATATTTAAAACATTTGGCACGGCTATATACAATAACTCTTCTAACCCTAAACTAAAATCATTTTCATTACCTACTCAAGATGACTACGGGAATAATGTAGACTTCTATAGGTTGGGAGCTGTAACATACAAAGATGGCAAGGGTGACATAACAGAACTACAAAGACTTTCAAGAACAGAATTCTACAACATAGAAAGATCTCAACTTACTAAAGCAACAAAAAGATTTCCTACTTATTTATATGAAAACAAGGGTAATGTAAATATACCTGGTCAACCAATAAATAGTAATATTCAGAATATCATGTATATCAACCCAGTTAGTATCACTGATGGAGTTGAAGTTGATTACATAAGAAAACCTATAAACCCTATATGGGGATTTACTACAGGTTCTAGAGGTCAATATATATATAACAGTAATTACTATGATTCCTCTGACGGGACTGGTTCTATAGACTTTGAGTTGCACGAGTCAGAACAAGTTAATGTTATATTAAGAATATTAGCATATGCCGGTATAATAATAAGAGATCCTCAAATTGTGCAAGCAGCTACTAGTGAGGTACAACAAAACGAAATAAATCAAAAAAGCTAATAAGATATGCCTTTACCAAATGGTGGTTTAATAACCGAAAACAATAGACAATATTACGAAGGCGCACAAAGTTTTGCAGGTGATGCAGGTGGTACTTCAGGACAAAGCTTTACTACTACTTTCGACACTGATTTAGTATTTTACTCTACCGTCACTACAGATCCTCAATATGATTTAAACAACTTTAAAGTATATGTAAGCCCAACCGGTATCAGTGGTAGCTTCACGGAAGTTACAAACTACACCGTGTCAGTGAATACTGTTACTATAGGTGTAAACATACCTGCAAATGCAGTTGTGGTTGTTCAATTAAAAAAGTTAGATGGAGGTGTTTATGGTAATACGCCTTCTGAAAAAGCTTATGGAAACACCACTGAAGATAATTATGGGTCTTATGCTTATATAAAACTTAATGACGTAATAAATAATTTCATAGTTGCATATGTTGGTAGCGGTAAATTGATACCAAGTTGCAAGAGAACAGACATTATATTTCACGCTAAAAGAGCTATGCAAGAGTTTAGCTATGATACATTAAGAAGTATAAACTCTCAGGAATTAACAATACCTAATAGTTTAAGTATTATAATACCTCAAGATTATGTAAACTATGTTAGCATGTCATGGTACGATAGTCAAGGTATCGCTCATAAAATATACCCAACAAAACTAACCACAAACCCATATCAAACACCTGTACAAGATAGCGAGGGTCAACCAACTCAAGATGCTAATAGCAACAACATAGAGGGTACTTCAGTCGTAGAGGAAAGATGGAAAACAAACTTTTACAAAAACGATCGATCGACCAACGTTGACGATGTTCTTGCAAATGGTCCTTATGGAGGTGCTTTTGGTTATGGTTACGGAGGCGCTTATGGATTAGATCCTCAGTACGCAAACGCTAATGGTTGGTTTACTATAAATGACAGAGAAGGTAAATTTTCTTTCTCTTCTAACTTAGTTGATAAACTAATAGTATTAGAATACATATCTGATGGTTTGTCTTCTAGTTTAGATACTAGAGTACCTAAGATGATTGAAGAAGCTATGTACGCTTATATATCACATGCTGTAATTTCTACTAGAATAAATCAACCAGAGTATATTATACAAAGACTCAAGAAAGAAAAGTCTGCAAAACTTAGAAATGCAAAGATAAGATTATCTAATATAAAGCTTGATGAAATAGTTCAAACAATGAGAGGTAAATCTAAATGGTTAAAACATTAAAATTAAATGGCTAGTTTTAAAAATATTTTCATAAAGTCCAAGATGAATAAAGATCTTGACGATCGATTATTACCTCAAGGAGAATATAGAAACGCAATAAACGTACAAGTTAGTAAATCAGAATCTGAAGACGTTGGTGCATTAGAAAACGTATTAGGTAATGAAATGGTGTTTGATTTTCAATCAGTTACTAAATCTGAAGAAGATGATCTGATATGTGTTGGATATTTAGTTTCTGAAGTAGATTCTAGCATATTTTTATTTCTGACCGACAATACAGTTGCTAAAAACCCTTATGGTGCATATGAACCTCTAGCTCAAAATTATATAGTTAAATTAATAATATCACCAAACACATCTATACAAAGCACTGTATTAGTACAAGGACCTTTTCTGAATTTTTATGAAGATAATCCTATACATGGTGTAAATTTGCTAGAAGATCTTTTATTCTGGACTGATAATAGAAATCAACCTAGAAAAATAAGGGTTAGCGCTGCAGCTGATGATAGTGATTATTACAACGTAGAAGATACAATATCTGTGGCAAAATATATGCCCTACAGTGCGCCTGTGCTTTGGCAAGAAATAACAGCAGATATGGCAGCTGATAATCCAAATTTATCACCAGCTATTGGTAGTTACGAGACAACTATGAAAGATGTTGTTAGTCAGGATTTACCAGATGGCAGTACAGGTAATCCATATTACAACACTAGCTATCAAGGTGATCCTGATTACTTAGAGGATAAATTTGTTAGGTTTAGTTATAGATTTAAGTTTGATGACGGTGAATATTCTGTATTTGCACCGTTTACACAAGAGTGCTTTATACCTAAACAAGACGGTTATTTTCTATACACGAATGATGATGATAATGATATGTCGGCGGCTTATAGAAGCACTGTCGTTGATTTCATGGAGAACAAAGTAAATCAAATCGATCTATTGATAGATTTACCTAAATTAGGTGATCCAAATTATTTAACAACTTTACAAAATGTAACTAGCCATTTTAAGATAGTAGAGATAGATATATTATATAAAGAGTCAGATGGTTTAGCTGTATCAGTTGTAGATACTATAACACCTGCTCAAATAGCAAGTCAATTTGACGCATCAAATCCTTCAAACACATATAAGTACACATACTCTGGAACTAAGCCTTTTAGAACACTTCCAGAAGATCAATTAATTAGAGTGTATGATAAAGTTCCTGTAAAAGCTCTAGGTCAAGAGATAATAAGCAATAGGATCGTATATAGTAACTTTCAAACAAAGCATACACCACCAACTATAAACTATAATGTTGGTGCGGGGGCTAAAAAAAGCTTTGATGTAACTACTAGTCCTAATAACCCAACTTCTTGGAACACAAATATAATAGAATATCCAAATAGTACTTTAAAACAAAATAGAAACTATCAAGCTGGTTTTGTTTTTTCTGATAGGTTTAGTAGAACTACGTCAACTGTATTGTCAAACTCAAGTGATACCTCAGCGTCAAGCTTGAGCGCTACTCAGTTGTCAACGGTTTATTCTGGTTATAATCCATCGGGTGTAGATATAGGTTTATGGCCGGGTGATTCTTTATTTGTTGATGTACAAGAGCCAATACAGACGGTACCTGTTGGTTTAAATCTTTATCCAGGTGTGTATAACGGAGATCCTAGCGATGCTAATTATAATCCTTTAGGTTTTTATACTTGGAAAGTTGTTGTAAAACAACAAGAGCAAGATTACTATAACGTATATCTTCCAGGGGCAATAACATCATATCCAATTACAACTGATTTAGAGGTTGGTGTAACCTCACATATAACATTATTAAACGACAATATAAATAAAATACCTAGAGATTTATCTGAAGTAGGACCTGATCAAAAACAATTTAGAAGTTCCGTTAGGTTGTTTGGTAGAGTTGAAAACACTTTAGGTGTAGCAAATGGAACTGGAACACCACCAATAATATCAACTAATTTTGGAGTTGTTAATAAACAATATTTCCCATCAAGGTTTGCTGATACAGTTTCTACAGTGTCTAACATGTTTGATATGTTTAATATCGATTCAGGTACTAGTTACAATAACGACTATGATGCAGCTTTTTACGAAGCGGAATCAAATCCTTTGATCGGTAGAGTCAGTACGTCAGATAGATTTGGTCAAATAGACCCTAGTCCAAATACCTATAATATACAAAATTTAGCTGTTTATGAAACAGAGCCAATAGAATCTAGACTAGATATATACTGGGAAACTAGTAGCTCAGGCACAATAAGCGATTTAAACGATCAAATAGATGCTGATGGAAACCAAACTATATTTAATATAGCAAATCTTGATTGGTACGTAAACGAATACTTTGGTGTATATAGTGGAAATCCCTCTAGTCCAGAACCTGGCGGCACTACAGATCAACCACTACCAGCTAACGGTCTTCTTGGTAGATTTAGATCAGTTGTAACAGGTCAATTTCAATTTGAAGACTCTGTAACAAACCCAATACAGACTATAATAGACGCGTCTTTCACTGTAACTGATGTTCCAAATGGAATAGATCGAACATCTGATTTTGAATTAATAAAGATTCAAGGCACTAGCAATGGAGGAACAGGTAGTTACACTGATTATCAAGGAAATTCAACACCTGCTTTAGCAGATGACTCTTTTATAATAGTAAATAAAGTATATAGAGAATATACCACAGCTAATGCGAATCAAATGAATTTCGTTGTTACAATAAGTGGTAGAGATGGTAGTGTGACAGACGCGCCTCTATACACTCAAACTTTTACATCATCACCAACGCAAGGCGAGACTGAAGTAGACAACTTACCTACAATAATAGTCGGAGGTGAAACATTTAATAGTGTTGATATTTGGGGACGACGTCAATTACCTGTTATTAATTATGAAAAAGTATGTCCACCTGCACAGCTTCAAGTACCTCTTTCAACAGATTGGCAAATTAAGTTTTATGGATCTAATGGAGCTAATAGGAATCCAGATGACAATCAAAACGGTCTTGTTTGGAATATAGCTACCGGTGATCAAACACAAAACGGTCAAGTGGTTAATGTTTTTGAGTTTGATACTGATCCTAGTAATATTGGTATATTAAAAGTAATAGATCCTATTGGTAATCCTGCTAATGGTGAATACAATATAACAGTTACTTTAACAGGTCTTGATGGCACATCTGACAATTGTAACTTTAATTTAACCGTAGGTGAGGAATTAGCTGATGGTAGTTTTAGTGTTAAAAATAGATTAGATCTAGATGTAAACTATGCTTATATATTAAGTGCACATGACTCAACAACTAATCCTTTTAGTCAATTAACTTCAGGGCCAGGCAACTCATTTACCGAAATGTACCCAGCACCACAAAATATTCCTGATACTAATTTAGTAGGAATAAGCGCGCCAGATAGCACTACTTGTGGTCAACCAGGTGGTCAGCCGTATAATTATCTTGAAAGAAATCAAATACCTTCTGGAGCAAACACTAGTTTAGCAGGTCCTTTAACCAAGGGTACAGCTTATATTAGTTTGCAAGGCGCGATGCAGGCTTTTACTCCTAGTTATATAAGTAATATTGATAATCACAATGACATTTCTTGGGTTATAGAATATAGACCTACTGCTTCAGATCAATGGGAGGCAGCTATAGATATAGAAGGTAATGTTTTATCTTTCAATAGTGAGGTTAGTAACTCTAGTAATAGTCCACAGATAAGCAATAACACTGCTACTAAGGCAACATATCCTATATCTAGTTCAAACACAAAGACTAATATTCAGTTTGGATCATCTGATGGAGATGTACCAGGTAATTCATATGCTAACTGGTTTAGAACATCTGCTTGGAATAGATCTGGGTCTAGTTATACATTTGGTAATGGTAAACATGGTAAATGGGCTGTAGTGGGTAAAAGTCCTTATGGTACCGCTTACGATAAATTTGGTGAATACAGAGTGGTTATACAAAGAATAGGTGGAAAACAGGCTGATTGTCAGTCATGTGAAGCTCCTATTGGGAGTGGTAATACTAGTCAGATAAACTACGCAGGAGCTACAGCTATTTTAGATACTGGAGATTTTTACTATGACTTAGGCGATAAAACAGCTTTTGGTTATAGGATAAAAGATGAATTATTTGAGAATAACTCTACTGGTATAATATCTGCTAAGAACAACACAAGTTACGACCGCACGGTTTTTGCTAGAGAGGGAATACATAGGTATGTCACTAAGTTCTACACAGATGCAACGCTTCAAACAGAGTTTACTGGATATATAAATAACGGAAACTCTAATAAAACAATACTTTCTTACGCCGCTGTTGGCTCAGCTGGTACAGATGTATCAGGTACTCCTTACACTACTCCATACAGCAATGGTCCAAGTATTACACAGGGCTTAGCTTTAGCGGCTGAAGGAGCTAATTTTGGTACTAGCACTAATTACTCAACGTTGAGTCAAGAGAATAGAAATTGGATTTGTGAAATGGATGTAAACACTAACACAAAAGTAATAGCAACGGCACAAAGAGCTAATACGTAGGTGGTAAAACACTTATAAACATGTAATATAATACTATGGCACTAATAGAAGTAAAATACTATAACTCATTCACTTTAAGAAAAAGTGTAGACTCAGCTAGCGATATGAAATGGTTTGGCTCTAGAGGTATACCTCAATCTATAGGTGGTTGGTATCAAACTGGTAATGTTCCAGAAGATGATAATGATCTTAACTGGGCTATTGAAGAGTCTAGAATTAGAGGTGGTTATAATAATACTTCTACTTCTTTAGGTGCTAAAGCTTACTTAGTTGAAGATGAACCTAATGGTAGTATTAGAGGTAATGCTATGATATATTCTGGTATATATAATTCTAGAACAGGTATAAATCAAACAAATCAATTCTCTGTAGGTGAAGAAATAACTAAAGCAACTGATCCGGCTGATGGTAGCATACAAAAGTTACATGCTGAAGACTCTAATTTAATTATATTATCAGAGAAGAAAGTTAGTAGAGCACTTATAGACAAAGATGCTATATACACAGCTGAAGGAGGTGGAGTATCTGTAAACCAACTAAACCTTGTTATTGGACAAATAATACCTTACGCTGGGAACTTTGGAATAAGCACTAACCCAGAAAGCTTTGCTGTTTATGGATATAGAAAATATTTTGTAGATAAAAATAGAGGAGCTGTTTTAAGGTTATCTAGAGATGGTATAACTGAGATATCAAACTATGGTATGATTGATTGGTTTAGAGACAATTTAAGTATTGTAGATTCATCTAGTTTTGGACCGGGTAAAATAATAGGTGGTTGGGATATATACACTAAACAGTATACTCTATCGCTACAGCCAAGCACGCCTATAAATTCTAGACCAGGTCCTGGTTACTATGACTATACCACACTTCAATTTGATGAAGCTGTTTTAGGTTGGCCTTCTTTTTATACATTTAAACCTAGGTTTACTTTTAGCTTAGCAAACAGAATGTATAGCATAGGTGGATATGATAGTGCTGGATGGAATAAATTATATGTCCATAATAGCACGAATGTTGATAGAGCTGAATTTTACAGTGAATCTAATAAATCAAAAATTACTTTTGTAGTAAACCCAGATATAAGTACTAGTAAAGTCTTCAAAACTATAAACTACGAAGGTAGTAATGGTTGGGAAGTTTCAGAGTATATTTCAGATGTTACTGGTGTTGACAGTTTTGAATTAGATAGTGGCGGAAATCCTATATGGATTTTACCACCTAGTTTAAGAGATACTACCAATCCAATAAATAGTTATTATGAAGGTGAGTATATAATAAACCCTATACAATCAAGTCCTACGTATAACGAACCTGTTTATAGACCAGACTACGTTAGTACTTTCGCATCTAACAATCCACCTTATAATAAAGAATATGCTGGCTTTGTTAGAAAAGAAAATAAATACTACGCTAATCTAGTTAATAACAGCGAAGGTCAAACAATGCCTGGAGAAGTTATATTTGGAGAAGATATGACAGGTATAAAAGGTTACTATTGTACTGTAACTTTACAAAACGATAATAGTACTAATCCTGGTGGAGCTAAAGAGCTTTTTGCTGTAAACTCTACTTTTGTTGTTAGTAGCTAAACAATTAAATTAAATGCAATTAAATATTAGAAAATTAAAAGAGAGCGACTGGGAAACCTTATGTTCTTGGTGGGATGAATGGCCTGAATGGCAAAGTCCACCTAGAGATTTTTTACCTGATAATGGTAAGGGAGGTTTGATGGTTGAAAAAGACGTGCCTATTGTGGCAGGTTTCATATATTACACTAACTCTAAGGGAGCTTTATTGGAATGGGTTGTATCTAATCCAGATTACAAAGAAGCTGACAGAAAACACGCTATAGCGCTTTTAATAAATGCAGCTGAAGAAGTTTGTAAAAGTAACGGTGTGAAGTACATGTTCTCTATAGGTAGAAATGAATCATTAATAAATATACACGAAGAGCTTGGTTGGAATGTAGACGACAAGTCTTCTAAAGAATTAGTAAAAAAAATATAAATTATGGGTGTAGTAACAGCAATGGCCGTAGGAGCAGCAGCGAGTTTAGCAGGTGGCGCTATAGCTGGCGGAGCGGCTGGTAAAGCGGCCAAAAGAGCTAGGGCAGATAAGCAGAGGGCTGAGGCTGAATTAGAATCTATAAAAAATTCTAGGGAAGAAATAACAAATCCTTACGCTTCTACACAAGATCTTAGTGGTTTAGCATCTGATTTAAGTGGGCAATTGTCAAATCCTTTTGATGACTTAGGTGTAGCAACTAAGGCGGCTGAAATACAGATAGAGCAGGCTGACATATCTCTAGCTAACACTCTAGATACTATAAGAGCTACTGGAGCAAGCGCTGGTGGTGCAACTGCTTTAGCTCAAGCGGCTCTGCAGAGTAAGCAAGGTGTTGCTGCTAGTATAGAACAGCAAGAAGCTCAAAACGAAAAATTAAGAGCTCAAGGAGAACAAAACTTGATGAATGCAAAAATCTCTGAACAACAGAGGTTACAGAGTATTGCTATATCTGAAGGGCAGAGAGTACAAGCAGCTGATGCCGCTGGTCAACAGTTTATGTTCCAAGCTGGTGAAAATAGAATAAACATGGATCTTGATAGAGCATCTGGTCAAATATCACAAGCTCAAGCTCAAGAGGCTTCTGCTAATCAAGCTAAAGCGCAAGCATGGAGTGGCGCCATAAGCGGCGTTGGTAATATAATTAGCGCAGGTGTTACTGCTGCTGGTAATAGCTATGATCCAGCAACAGGTAAAACAATTTTTTCAAAAAGGGATTAGATTATGAGTTATAGAAACCCACAGATAATAGTAGATAGATCAGCTGAGATATGGGCTCAAGGTGTTGGTAAAATAGGTGAAACTGTTAGTGCTGGTATAACAGACTATTATAAAGCCAAGAAAATTGCTGAAGAAAAGCAGAATAAAATAGATGAAGCTAATAATAGATTCTTAGTAAATACAGAGTTACAGTACGATAAAGAAATATTGAAATCTGTATCAGGTGTAAAAGATGATAGGGTTAGATCAGAACTCACTAAAATATTCCAAGATAAAAGCGCTGCAGCTATGGCAGCTTCAGCAGAATTAGGTATAAATACTAATTTAAGTAAACAGCAAAGGCAAGAGTATAGAAAATCTATTACTGATTTTCAGTCTTACATGATCAACACTAAAAATCAAATAAACAATATATCTACTGGAGCTCAAGAGTTTAATGAAGCTACTATAGACCAAATAGTAAGTGGCCACGCACCTGCTAGTGGTGATGAAGTTTCCAACCTAATAGGCGTAGTAGCTATTAGTGGTAGAAAAACACCAGGTATTGAAAGTGAGGTAAGCGTAATTGCTAATGATAACAACTCAAATATACTAACAGTAAACTCACGAATAAAAGTTGGTAGTGAGGTGTATAATAGGTTTAAAGAATCTGGTCAACTAGATGAATATGAAGAATCTGACGGCTATGTTAATGTAAAATTTGAGCGTGATCTATCTAAATGGGATGGTACATTTTTTCAACCTATAATGAGCTTTAGTGATAGAAATAAAAGATTTCAACAAGTTGGTATAGTTGATGAGAAAGACAATCTTACCAAAGATTTTGTGTTTCAAAACATAACTACAAGAACTGCAGGTGGTTTTCAGTATAGAGAGCAGGTTATTGATGAGCAATCATTAAGAAGTAATGTTGCTTATATGGACCTATTAAAAGCTAACGCAAAAGGGTTAATGTCTCAAGATATTAAACAACAAAAACAGTTTATTACTGGTAGATTAAAATGGACAAGTGATACAGCAAAAGCTTATGAAAACGCTACTATGAAGCAAAGAGAAGCTTTTTTAATAGATGAAGTCACGCGAAAAGATCTTGAAGCTATGGGTGAGTCTAGAGAAGTTACGGATGAAGATGTAAAAAATATACCTGGTCTTAAAAAGTATATTGAAAAAGACGGTGAAAAAATACCAAACAGAATATACACCAAAAACATACCTCCAGCTGTAAAAGTTAAAAAACAACAAGAAGGTAATAAATCAGAGGCACCTATTATAGCTAAAAACTATATAGACTCTTTTCTTAAAGATCCGGTCAGCTTCTTGAAATCTAGATTTTCTGTAGGAGAAGAAGGTAGTTTTTATAAAGAAATGTCATTTAAAGATGGGTTAATAACAGTTAGACCACCAGATAAAGAGTTTAAAGTTGGAAAAGGAGATGATGCCATCATAGAGTTAGAAGAGCAAGAAGAGAAGTCTTTTCCTATAAATAGTTCACAAGGTAAAAGATTACTTAGAGACTTAATAAAAGGTGAAGTCGGCGGTGATAAAGAGAGTAGAGAAATAATGAGAATTATAGACAAAACTTTTCCAAAAGGCTCTAAAAATAGTTTTACAGAAGGGTTAAAAAACAGTACGCCTCTTTCTCCAGAGCAAAGTAAAAAAGATTTTGAAGATTTTGTAAAAAAACAGAGTAGAGATGGTGGTCGTAAAGCTAATCAAGACTTTAACATATAAAATTAAATAAAATATGCCAGTAAAAAGATATGAAGTTGACGGTAATCCTTATGATGTATCTGATGCCAAAGAACAAGAATTTTTAAATAAATTCAGTAATGCTGTTTTTATAGGCGTTTTAGATGAAGAAGGTGTAGTTGTAGAGCAAGAAATTAAAGACGAGACACAGGATTTTCCAATAAGCGCTGCAGCGGATGCGGATGTAGTGCAGCCAATGACAGCATCACAAGCGGGCGTTACGGAGTTACCTTCGGAAGATACTTCTTCGGAATTACCAGAAGCTAAGGAGCTTGAAGAAGAAGAAACAGTACTAGATAAAATACTAGAATCTGAGGCTATTAAGAAGTTCAAAGCAAACACCTTTAGAGCTGGATCAAACATAGCGCAAATACCAGCTTTTGTCAACAGATTAAAAATGACCGCGCTTATTGGTATAGCTGGATCTGCTTTTGAAGAAGATATAAAAAAGTTTCAAGAATCAGACAGTAAAACACAAGACGCGGTAGCTCAAGCTTTAGGAGCTTTTTCAGGTGCCAACGACATTGGTTCAGCTGGTGTTAAAGGATTGGAAGCTGCAAATCAGCTAAAAAATGATGCTAAAAAAATAGAAAAAACACTTACACAATACGACACTACAATAGGACAAGACCTTTTAGAGTTAGACTTTTCTCAAGCTATTTCTCGTACTTTTAACGAGGTTGTTGGTACAATACCATCTATAGCTCAAGCAATGATACCTTACGTAGGTATATCTTCTATTGTAGCCGGCTCAGCAGCTGATTATTCTACAGAAGCATTAGCTGAAGGTAAAAAGCTAGATGCAGCTAACATGGCGGCATCTACTTTGACAGGTTTTTCAGAGGGTTTATTGGAGATTGCTACTAAAAGAATAGGTAAAGGTCTATTTAGAAATTTAATTGGAAAAAGTAGAGATGTTATAGAAAAAACCTTAAAAGATGCTACATTGCAAGTTGTTAAAGAAGCTGGAAAAGAAGGTTTTTCCGAAGCAACTACTGAGGTATTAAATAGAAACATCGATGCTATTTACTACAATAAAGGAGATGAGTTTGATAATTTTTGGCCAGAACTTGCTGATATTTTTATTATAGGTGTAGCAACTGGTGGTAGTATGTCTGGAACTGGAGCCTTAGGTGTAGCTGGTAGATCTATAAATAGAGCTGTTCAGGTTAATTCTGTAAACAAGACATTAGAGCAGAATAATTCTAAATCTGTTTTAAATGAGTTTGAATTAAACCCTTCTAGCGATAAATCTATAAATATAGCTAAAAACAAATACAGTGGTAATATTTTAGATATAGAGCTTAGAAAAAAAGTATCTGACGGAGATATTAGTACTGAAGAGTCTAATTCTATTAAGCAAAAGTTTAATATAACTCAAAAAAATGTCAAAATAGCTGATGATTTAAATATAACAGAAAGCTTATTTAAAGAAACTGTAGATTTATTAAATGAAAGACAAGATGTTGCTTCTGAAATAGCAAAAGCAGGTGATAATAAATCCTTAGTAGAGACTCAAGATCAGAGGTTAAAAGAAATAGATGCCAGGTTGTCAAACATAAGTGCTGAGAACAAATTAAAAATAACTACAGAGAAGGTAACTGACATAGTTAAAGGCATTGAGTCTATAAATATAGAGATAGCAAAAGATCAAGAACAAGCTGATAAAATAGCTAAAGATAAAGACCTGCAGAAGAAAGCATCGACAGAGCAAGGTTATATACTACAAGATCCTAAGACTGGTGAGCAGACTATAGTTATAAACGAAGAAATAGCTAAAAAAGAATTTGCTGTAAATGTAGCAGCTCACGAGCTTTTACACGGTGTTTTATTTAAAACTATAGTAGATAGTCCAGATACAGCTGTTAATTTAGGTAATGCTCTCAAGTTAGAACTAAATAATATAGATGCTGGTAAAATAAAAGATAGCGACTTTAAGAAACGTTTAGAACTATACAAGCAAGATCCTGATGCTATAGTTGGAGAAGAAACATTAACTTTATTTTCCGATGCTATTGCTACTGGTGATTTAGTTTTTGAAGAAAACTTATTTACTAAAATAGGTGATACTATAAGAAGAGTGTTGCAGAAAGCCGGTCTTACTGGTATTAAATTTAATAACGGTAGAGATGTTTATAATTTTATAAAAGACTATAACAAGAGCATAGAAAAAGGTAAACTAACTAAAGCTCAGACTAAAGCAGTAACTAAAGGTGTAGAGGGTGAGCTAGTTGCGCCAAAAGTAAAAACTACTGACGAAGCGATAGTAAAAGAGGCTAAATCTGAAGAAGCTTCTCAAGAGGTACAAAGAATATATGATGAACAAGGTGTTGCCGGTGCTTTTGATATACTAGAAAAGTTTAAACCAATAACAAACAAAATAGTAGAGCGTAGAAGAGATGCTCCAAATTTTGATAAACAGTTATTAACTGACGAAATAGAAACAGGTAAACGTGGTATATTTGATCTTATAAAAGAATATAAGCCAGAATCTGGAGTGCCATTAGCTGCTTATATAAATAAATTCTTACCTGCTAGAGCAATTGAAGCATCGAAAAGAGTATTAGGTGAAAAGTTTACAGATGATGTAACAGAGGCTAAGGGTGTAGCAGCTGAAGAAGTTGTAGTCGAGGCTAAAGACAAACCTGTTAAAAAGATAAGTCCTAAGAAGCTTAAAACATACACTGGTGTTGTAGCAAGTAACCTAGGAGTTAGTGGCTCAGAAGTTGCTAATACAATCGATAAAGCTATAGAAGCTGATCTTAAAGATAAACCAATTAAAACTTTTGGTGAGAGTAGAAACATCGGTACTAATTTAGCTAAAACTCTTGGTAAAGCTTTTGGTTTAAACCCTGAGGTATTTACTAAGAAGACTAGAAATATACAGAAAAAAGAACTTGATGGTTTAAGAAACTTAAGACAGTTCTTAGATAATAATGCTGCAAAAGATTTTTCTTTATTACCAGATGCTTATGCTGGCCCTAGTACTATAGAGGGTAAATCAACATTTATACCTAACAACATACTAAACGCTTTATATAGAAAAAACGATAAAGGTAAGTGGGAGAAAGATCCTACTAAAACTGTACAAGACTACAAAGATCTTTTAGGTAAAATAGATGGTAGCGTTTACAGAGCTGCTGAAGCTCAAACTATAAAGGGTCTAGCTGCAATGTCTTTTAGAAACTTAATAGTAGAAAAAGCTGCTGAAACAGCAGAGCCTAAGGCTAGAGTAGATATTAAAGCTGGTGCTAAGTTTAGTAAAGCAAAAGAGTTTAAAAAACTAACTAAAGGATTAAGTGATATACAAGTTGCTCAAGAAGTTTTAGCAATACAGAAAATATCAGAAGAATTAGGTATAGAACCTCGAGATGTATTATTAAATATAAACGATAATATATCTAAATATAAAAAACTTAGAGGTTTACTTAATATAAAAGAGGGTGGTAAAAAAAATATAACTTCAGTTGAAAACTCCGAGAAGTTAAAATCTACGTATAAATTTTTTATTAAAGATCTAATACCAAAAGGAAAAACATTTGACGATTTACCTAAGTCTGTGCAGCAAGCTATTGTTGACTCTGTAGGATTTGGAGATACTAGAATAACTTTAGGTGGAAGACCTTTGACCTATAAAGAAGTAACTAATGGAGTAAAAGGTTATAGTAATTTACTTAAAAAAGTTTTTGGAGATGATGTTATTGTAGGTACTGGTTCTGATTACAGTAATAGTAGGGCTGTCTTTGCTCCGAGAAACTGGGGTGGTTTCAGAAGAAAAGTTGAAAACATTGTACTAAAGGAGGGTGTTACACCTAGCGAAGCTAAATTACAGGTTGAAAAACTATTATCAGCCGAAGGAAGCACTGTGGATGAAACTATAAAATCAAATAGAGAACTTTTAAACAGAGGCTATTCATCTTTAGTAAATTTTGTTATCAAAAATAAAAGCAAGGAATCTTTAGGGTTTGTCGCTGATGTTTTAGAGTCTCAAGTTAATAGAGCTACCGGTTTATTTAAAGGGATGGTCCCTATGACAAGTTTTAGTATGAAGCCTGAAAGAGGTGACACTAAAAACCAAAATAAGCTAATGCATAATGAGCATTTAATTGAACTTTTTAACGCTAACAAGGACTTTTTAATTACACTTAATAAGTTTATTAATGGTAAAATATCGGAAAGCGTTTTAAGAAAAACAGTAAAGCAAAACGTTGATAAGTTGCAGCAGGCGGTAATATCAGAAAGAATGAGAGTTCAAAAAGATGCTAGTGGTGCTTCTGTTAGAGATTTTGTAGATCCTATAACATTCTTAGGTAAAGATGCTGTTAACCAAATACCTATAGGTACTTATAAATTAGATATAGGTAAAGATTTTACTGGCATAAATATGGCTGAGTTTATAGCTCAAAACTTAAACTCTAGTCAAATTCAAAAAATAGGTAGTGTTAGTAGAAATAAACTTAGTGCTGAAGGCATTATGGTTAGAAATATACTTGAAAATTATAGAGATTACGTAAAAACAAAAAATACAAACAATAACAAGGCACCTAACAGTTTAAAGTTCTCTAAAGTATCTAACAAAAACACTAATCAAAACATATTAAACAACTTAGGTAATATAGACAAAGCATTATCTATAGCTAGAAATGCTGATGCTCCAGTTAAAAAGATTAGAGTATTTGACTTTGATGATACATTAGCTACTACTAAAAGCAATGTGTTGTATACAATGCCTGATGGTAAAACTGGATCTTTAACAGCTACTGAGTTCGCTAAAAAGGCTGGTGAAATGGAGGCACAAGGTGCTGAGTGGGATTTTTCAGAGTTTAGTAAAGTTATGAAAGGTGCTAAAGGACCTTTACTTGACGTTGCTAAATTTATAAATGATGCAAAAGGTGAAAGAGATGTATTTGTTTTAACCGCTAGACCTCAAGACGCTGCTGGACCTATAAAGGAATTTTTAGACAGTATGGGATTAAATATTCCATTAGAAAACATAACAGGCTTAGGTGATGGCACTGCTCAGGCAAAAGCTAGATGGATGGTGGATAAAGCTGCTGAGGGTTATAATGATTTCTATTTTGCAGATGATGCTAGTAAAAACGTTAAAGCCGTTAGAGATGCTTTAAGTGTTTTAGATGTTAAATCTAAAGTACAACAAGCTTACGTTAAATTCAGTAAAGCTAGTAAACTAAACAAAGACTTTAACGATATAATAGAAGGTGCCACTGGTATTGCTTCTGAGAAAGTTTATGGAAAAGCTAAAGCTCAAGTAGCTGGTGCTAGTAGAGGTAAAGTATTTAGAGGTATAGCTTATTCTGCTCAAGATTTTGTAGGTTTATTGTATGAAACACTAGGTAAAGGAAAAGAAGGTGATGCTCAAATGGCTTGGTATAAGCAAAACTTACTAGATCCTTATGCTAGAGCTATGAATGATTTGTCTTCAGCAAGACTTGCTATGATGAACGATTATAGAGCGTTGAAAAAGCAATTAGGTATTGTGCCTAAAAACTTACGTAAAAAACTACCTGGAGAGCCTTGGACTAGAGAACAAGCTGTTAGGGTATATGTTTGGAGTAAGCAAGGTACTGAAGTGCCTGGTATAAGTAAAAATGATCTAAAAGATTTAAATAGTTTTGTAGCAAACAATGCTGAGCTACAGGTATTT